GCGCCGTCCGGGGCCGCGCAGACCCCCCCCGGGGGGGTTGCTGGGGGGGTGTTTCCGCAGGTCAGAGGCTTGCGGGCGGGTCGGCGTTTGCGCAGGTCGGGGCACATTTTGGGCCGCCAGCTAACTTTCGGCCCGCGTTCGATCAGGTGTTCGATCTCGGGCCTGCATTCGATCAGGTGTTCGACCCGTGCGCCTCGGCGCGGGACTTGGGCGCGTGGCACGCTTTGCATAGGGTGCGCAGGTTGTCAAGTGTGTCTGCGCCGCCGCGTGATCGGGGTTGTATGTGGTCGGCGTGGAGTTCGCCGGTGTTGGGTTGTGCTTGGCGGCCGCATTGTTGGCAGGTCCAGTTGTCGCGGCGGAATGTGGCTTGTTGCAGGCGGTGTGGGACTTTGCGTCCTTGGTGGTTGCCCCAACGGTGTGTGGTGTGTTGGGGGCATGTGCCGGTTGTGGTGAGTGTGGTGCAGCTTGGGTGTCGGCAGACTTTGGGTGCTCGTGGCATCAGATTGGTTGGGTGTCAGTGGTCCAGGTGTCTCGTCCGCCGTGTTGCCATGCGACGCGTCCTGGTGGTCGTGGTTGGTTGTCGTTTCTGGTTGCGATGACTGGTGGTGTGTCTGCGTGGTCGACGAGGCTGGGCCAGGTGTAGGCGATGGTGTGTCCGGCTCGGCGTGCCCATGCGGTGATTGCTTCGTCGATGGGTTTGCCGTTGGGCAGGTTGTTGAGCATGTGGGGTACGAGGTCGGTGTGTATGGCTGTGCCGACTGCGTGGAGTAGGCGCCGGCAGGTGAGCCAGTGGGCTGTGGTGTCGGCGGCTTTGGCGATGCGTTGTTGGTATTCGCGTGGCCGTTCGCGTCCGAGGTAGAGGGAGACTACTGGGGTGGGTGCCGCTGTTAGTGCGGCGTGGAGCTGGTCGCGGAAGTTGTTGCACGGTATTGCATCGTCTTCGAGTACTACGAGCCAGTCTGTGTTGAACTTGGTGAGGTGTTGCCACACTTTGCGGTGGTTGCTTTCGCATCCGAGTGCGCCGTTGTCGATGTTCATGTATGCGGCGCCTACGGTTTCCATGAGTTGGTGGGCTTGTTCGGCGCGTGTGGTGTGAGCGACGATGCCGATGGTGTGGTTCATCGTGGCCTTATGCGTGTGGTTTTCACGGCGACGGTGATGTGTGGTGCGAGTCGTGGTGTGATGCTGCCGTAGTCGTATTCGGGGTCGATGACGATGGAGCATCTGACCCAGCCTCCGGCTTGGATTTTCTCGACGGTGCCTTCGTGTTCGAGTCCGTCGAAGTCAACCCATACGTCGTCGCCGGGTTTCAGGTTCTGGTCCATGTTTATTTGTGCCTCCACCAGCTCCACGGGTTGCGTTCGTTGGCTTTGAATATGGTGGCGACGCGCGGCCCGTAGACGAGACGGTCTGCGTGTTTGGTGTAGGCAACATAGTTGAGTGTGGCCATGTCACCGATGATGGTGCCTTTGGTGTCTTCTTTGTGCCAGATGCGTCGTTGTTGGTCTTCGTGGTCGGCGATCATGTCGTGAGTGAATGTCAAGACGGTTTCACGGTCACCTCCGACGATCCCCGCGTTCAATAGGGTGTGGTCGGCGTGAGTGTCGATGAATGTTTGCAGGTGGGTGGCTTTGTGGTTGTCGCGCATCCAGTCAATCCCCACGACGGCGGGTTCGTGGCCGACGTATAGTTTCCCGGTTTCCATGTGTTTCCAGGGTGCGTTGAGCATTTCGACGTCGGTGCCGTCTACGCACCACACCCATTGGACGTCGGGGTTGGCGCGTAGCCATTGGTAGTACAGGTACCAGCGCGCGAAGTATGGGTTGTCTACTGGGCTGGTGACTCGCTCGAATGACGCCTGCGGGTGGGTGAGTGGGTTGTCGCACAGCACGACGGTTTCGGCGTCGGCGATGGAGGTGATCAACGTTTCGAGCAATTTGACGTCAGGACGCATGCGTGTGTTGCGTTGCGGGTCAGGTTTGTTGGACAGCAGGCAGGTCAGCACCACACGCCGGTCAGGTTCCACGATGGGGATGTGGTGGCTACTGGTGTAGTGGTGCTGCCAGTACAGGTCAGCATTTCGGGCGGCGACGGCTTTACGTTCCTCGGTGGGGACGGAGCGTTTCACCTCTAGGTGCTCGTCCATGGAGTGGATGAGCTTGTTGGAGCCGCACACGTCGCCGTACCGGAATGTGGTAAGGCCGGCGTTGTAGATGCGGTCGGACCAGGAGGGGTGTTCCCATCCCCAGCCGCCGAACTCTGGGTCGAGGCCGCCGACTGTTTCGATGACGCTGCGGTGTACGTAGATCATGCAGCCGCGCGCGCCGGTTAACGCGAAGTGGTGTCCGTCGTCGTAGACCTTCGTGACGTCGTTGAGTTTCCGCCCGCCGGCCAGGTCGACGAACTGGTACATCAGGTGTGGCTCGGGCGAGTCGATGTAGGGCTGAAACCAGTTGTCGGCGATCGGGTAGCAGTCGTCGTCGAACAGGAAGATGTGTTCGCAGCCGTTGAGTAGTTCGAGGCATTTGTTTTTGGCTCGGGCGATGCCTGCGCGTTGAGGGAACCGATAGGTGGCTGCCGGGTATGGCTGGTCGCTGGCGTCGTCGACGATGACGAGTTTGGCGTTGGGGGTGCGGCTGCGGATGTGTTCGATGGTCCGGTCGGCGATGGTGTGCCGGTTGCGGGTGGTGACTCCGATTCCGATGGTGGTGGCGCCGCTGGTGGTTTCGGGTACGTATCGAGTTCCGTTGACCACCACGTCCATTTTTTCGGAGTTCCGTCCTATGTTGGTTATTCGTACCAGGTGCCGCAGGTGTCGCAGTCGGCGTCTCCGCAGTAGCAGATGGTGCGGTCTGTGGTGCGTCCGGTTTTTTGTTCGCGGTGCCGGTTGCGGTGGGGTTGGGCCGCGTTGGATCGGCGGAGTTCGAGTCGGGCGCGTGCTGCGTCATCCATTGGTGTAGTCCACTATCCAGCCGTTTTTCCGTGTGGTGACACAGATTGTGGTTTCTTCAGGTCTCTTCCCGGCCATCGCGAGGGTGGCGGCTTTGGCGAGCGCCGCTTGCACTAGAAGCATCCACGGTTCGTTGGGGCCTGCTTTTTGGACTGCTGGAATGTCGGGAGGTGTGGTGATCCACTCGCCAGGGTCGGAGTGCATCAGCACTTTCCCGTCAACTTCAATGTGGATCACTGTTCAGCTGCTTTCTGCAACGCTTTCGCGGGGACAACAACATCGTTGCTTGCCTTGTCGATGGTGATCGACAGGACAGGCTGGCCCGTGGGTGTGGTGCGAATGTTGATGACGCGGTGCCCGGTTGGTGCGTCGGCTGCTTGCTGGCGTAGTTGTTCGTGCTCTTCGCGTGTGAGGATCACATAGTTTTGGGTGATCGCCGCGGCGAGCGCTTCCGCGACCAGTTTCGGGGTGTCGAGGTGCGGTAAACCTGCTTCTTCAGCGAACTGGCCGGCGAGTTCCGGGGGGACACTGACAGTTCGTAGTCCCGGCAGGAGGATCGGGAACGGTTTGGTGTTTTCGTCGCCGGGGTGAACCAGGTTGTTCAGCGTCTCGGTGAGAAATTCTGTGAGGTTCATCCTCGTATGCACCACCAGATGCGGGTGAGTAGGGACGGTGGCCGGTACAGGTCGAGGTGTTCCCACGGTTCCGGTGTGATGTTGCCTGCGTACAACCGGGTTTCGTCTTTAGGTGGGTCCAACCGTCGCGAGGTGGCGATGAGGCGGCGTGCTGCGCGTCGCATGATGCGGGCCGCGCGGCGTTTCATTCCTGCCTGCCACCGATCGTGCCGGCGCCGTCCTGCAAGTTGATACGCCACGACTCCGGGTCGATATCGTTCGGGAGTCGGCAAGCCTTGCTGCACGCCGAGAAACGGACCTTGCCGCAAGGGTCGGGACACACCCGCAAGTGTTTGGTTGGCACGGCAACTACTCCTGGCGTGTGGGGCGGGGTAACCGGTCAATCAGCTGGTCGAGTATGCGTTCAGCGGCGGCGATGATGTCCGGGTTGCCCGATTGCCGTGCAAGTTTCAGGTTGAGGTGTGCGCCTTCGATGCGTTCGGTTAGTGTGCGCGGCGGGGGGAAAGCACTCATCGGTGCCGCCTGGCCTTTACGCGGGTAGCGTATTCAGCTTTGGCTACATCCAGGACGCGGTAAACGTTGTGCCCGGTGCGGTTTTTCCCGGACGGTGCGAGGGTGCCACGGTTGACCCACACATAGATGGTGCTGGTGGTGACACCGCATAGTGCGGCTGCTTCAGCTGCGGTGACGAGTGTGTCGATACCGTCAGGGGTGAGGACTGCGGTTCCTGCCATCTAAGCTCGGGTCCCTTCCCAGATGCGAGCATGAAAAATGCCCACAAACCCGAAAGCTCGTCCGGGTGCGGGCATAGTTCGTCTACTGGCAGTTATCTTACACGAAAGATCAACCGGCTTGTTGTTGTTCGGACTCGATGAGCGTGTCTAGGCATACGCGGATCAACCATTTGTAGTTTTTCCCGTCGGGGTCGTCGCGGACGATGTAGGTGCAGTCGGGGTTGCCGCATGCGATGTAGTCGTTGCCGCCCATCCCGATGGTGCGTTCCATTGCGAGCAGTCCACAGGATGGGCAGGGCACGGGGAGTATGTATTTGGGTGCTTTGGCGAATCCGAGTATGCGGAGGATTCGGTGGTGCAGGTCGGGTAGTTCTTTGAGGTCGTCGTGGGTGACGAGTTGGGTGAGTTGTTCGCAGCGTGGTTCGAGGTATTTCCAGGCGGCGATGATTCGTTTTTGTTCGTTTCCGTGGGGTGGTGGGGTTTCGTTGCGTTGTTCGGCGAGGTAGTCGTGCCAGCTTGTGAGCATGTCGGCGATGAGTGCTGCGGTGTCGCTGGCCCATTCGGCGGGGTGTCCGTAGGTGTGGGTTTTGGTGTGTCGGAGGGTTTGTTGGCGTGGTGGTGTGGGGAGTTGGGTGTGAAGGTGGAGCCAGTCGATGGTGAGCCGGTAGAGGGTGTAGCGGAGTTTGTTGGGGTTCATGTGTTTGGGTTTTGTGGGTGTTTCCGCATGGGCGTCGGTGTCGATCGGCTTGGTCATTTTTCGAATGCCTTCCTGAACATCGCTTCCTGTTCCCGTCGTTCCTTCTCGCGGCGTTCAAGCCATTCCGCTGCGCCGACACCTACCTCTGCCGGGACGTCGGCGAGGTGGGCGTAGATGTCTGCTTGGAGTTGGCAGAACGCCCGATATTCGTCAGGATCTTGGATGGGGCATTTTTTGATGATGTTGGTGGCGGCGTTGAGCGCGTCCCACGCTGCGATCCACGCCCCCACACGAGCATCAGACATCAGTGACCTCCTGGTTGGGTTCAGACTGCACAACCGATCCGACATCGCTGGGCAGATCGTCGGTGTTGACCTCTACCCACCACAGTCCAGGCTGCCCAGGTATGGCCTCGCGGCGGACAAGGATGCCGCCGCTATGCGACTGGAACTGGAGTGCATCCTCTAGGCTGTCGTGCTCCTGGATCCACTCGCCCCCTCCGGGACGCGGTTGCTTCAGTGCGTAGACGCTCATTTGTGGTGTCCTTTGCAGTCGGTGGAATGCTCGGTGCGGGGCTGGAAACACACCGGACAAACAGGGCTCTCAACGAGGAACCGGGCCTGGGAAGCAAGAATCACGGACAAGGTCACGGTTGGTCCTTTTCGGCTAGTAGTTGGGCGATAGCGATCAGAGCGTGAGTGGTCGCTGACTCGTATGCGGCTTGGCGGGCTTCTTCCCGCGCGAACTCGATGTGCTCGGCGGGGGTTTCAGGTGGTTTCGGCATGCGGCTAGAACGGCGGAGCCCAGGCGTCGATGAGGACATCGAACGCGGCGTCAGCCATGCGACGCCACGCGTCCTTCTCCGTCTCGGTCAGGGTGTTCCACGGGAAGATGCGGCCGCCGGATGTTTCCCCGCGGATCGCTTCGGCGACTTTCTCGATCAGGGCTTCACGCTCAGGGGTACTCATGGTTGGGCCTCGTATCGGTAGTGCTCGCAGGGCTTTCGGTCGGGCCGGACGGTGCCCGGTTCATCGCTGAGGTAGGTACGTGCCGGGTATCGGTGTTCGCGCAGCACCGGTTGGTCTGCGCCGCGTTCGGCCCACTCGATGTCCATCTGCGGCTCGCTATGGAACTCGGCGTCCAGATCGGTGCACGACGAAAACGGCACCAGGTCGCGGGTGGACATGAGTTCGTCGCGCTCGGTGCAAGTGATCTTGACCCACGGCATCAGCAGGACGATCCTTTCGTGAGCCATTCCGCCCACCCCTGACCCACCCGTACAGGCGGTGGTGTGGTGTCCGGGATGATGTGAATATCCGTATGCCCCGTGTTGATCGAGTGACGATCCGCTTTCCACTGAGCGCAATCCATGCAGCTCTGGTCCCACACACGGTTGCACTCCCTGCAATGAACCTGAATCACCGCGGAACCTCCCGCCAATCCCGGAACACGAACGTCCACAGTGACTCCCGGTACGGCGCCGGTCGGCCCGCATGGGAGATGGTTTTCGCCAGCACGTGTTGCTCACCGATCGCGGTGATCTCGATGATCGTTTCGCCGCGGCCTTCGTCGCCGGCGAGTCGGGTTCCGACGGTCCAGCCGTTCTTCCGTGCAGTGTCTGCGTCGCTCATGCTTCCTCCACTCCAGCGCAATCGGCGCACGCTTTGAGTTCTGTCTCGTTCATCAGGAACCCACTTTCGCCAGGATTACCAGTGCGTCTGCCAGTCCGCTGGCCCGGCCCCCGCAGACTAGGCAGTCCTCTTTGTCGCCGCGGGCCGCGGCCGATTCGCAGAATCGGAGCCACGCCACGCGCTCGGCGTTGATCAGGTCTATTGCATCGCTCAAGGTCATCGGGTCTCTCCTCGCAACGCGACAGCGGCAGCGGCCACCACCAAACGCAACTCTTCAACCTCAGCGACCAACTCAGGAACGAGAGTGCGCGCCTGGGCGATGAACTCGCCGTCACGGTCGGGCAGTCCGTAGGTCATGGACTCGCCAGCGCCGTCGAAGAGGATCGACTCTGCGTAGTCGCCGTTCTGGTTCTGTCCGCCCCAGTGCTGGAACGTCCACGGCCCTTCGGTCACGCCTTCCAGCGCAGCCTTGGCGCGCTCAACAACATCACTCATCAGGTATCTCCATCCAGTGGGTAACGAATCGGGTTGCAGGCTCTGGCACGCCCAGCTCGAAGATGCTCTCGATTACGCGGGTTTCCCGCCTGAGTCCTCCGAGGGCTCTGTCGATCTCGGCGGCGACGTGGGCCTCGAAATCGTCGAGCGAACCGTCGCGGAAATCACATTCACCCACCCGCGTACCCTGGCAGTGGGAGTGTCCAGTTTCCAGGTTTAACGTCCGCCGGTGTCGGCGCTGAACCGCGATCATGATCTTCTGCGCGTCCCCGCTCATGCTTCCTCCCCGGTATCCAGCGCAGCGAGGATGGCGCGCTTTGAGATCCAGTCGGGTCCGGGTTCGTACACGCCGCCCGATTCAGCCAGCGCCCGGATTCGTGTTTCCCGCGCGCGCAAACGCTCAACCTCGGCCACCAGTTCGGGGCCATGGTCCAGGGCTACATGTCGAGCCATTTCCGGTGACCTGGCGGCCATCTGAATGTCATCACGGATCGCATCCAAGTCCAGATCGCGCTCAACGTCGCTCACTCTTTCCTCCCCTGTAGCCACAACCGCAGCAGCAGCTGCGGCCCGCTTCGATTCCGCCACCGCTGCGAGAATTCCCGCAGCGAATTCCTCAATGGCGGCGGTCTCCCATACCGCGCCGAACAAGTGGATCTCTCCGTCGGCGAACACTGACACGTCACCGAACGCGTAATCCTTGCGGCCGTCTTCAAACTCGTCGCCCGTTGCCTCAAAGTACGGTTCGGGTAGTTGGATTACCGCCACACCCGGAAGAGACAGGAGAGCGTCAGCAAGGATCTCGCCCGGATCAACTCGGCAATCCGACGAGCTACCAATGATCCGGTAGTACGACCGGCTGAGGGCTTCTGTGAGTACTGCACGAACCGACGCCTGCGACTCTGACTTCAGGCATTCCCCCGTCAACTTCCCGCCCACCATCGACTCTCCGCAGAACGGGTTCGCGGGATCGTCAGGGCCGTGATTGTGAGCAGCCATCATTCCTCCATCAAATCTGCGTGGCCGTCGATGAAATCCCGGATATCACAAGCCACCTCGTAGCCTGGATCGCGTTCCGGAACGCTGTTGCAGAACTCGCGGATACGGGCAAGCTTCTCTTGGTTGTTCATTCGTCGCCTTTCGGTTCTCGGTTTCTGTCAGTGAGCCGCCCGAAATGAACCACCCGACCGGGCAGCGGCAACCCCGGACGAATCGTGTTGGAGCAGGGTGTGCCTTTGGGCGCTTTGCAGATGTCACACGACCTGCACGACACCGCCTCCAGAACACGCGGATCATCCGGGCTCGAAACAAACATCGTCATCAGTCCGGCCACCTGCCGATAAGCAGATTGTGTGGCCAACCCTTACCGACGCATATGTGCGCCTCAAACAACTCCCACGTCCAACGTTTCCCACCCCACTCGATGTGAACGAATAACCGATCTCCGTCCACACTGGCGCTGTCCACTCGCCCACCCTTCATCAGGAAGGGAATGGGTCCGTTGTTCAACAGCAGATCCACGTAGCCGGTTGTTGCCAGCATCAGATGACCGACTTCACCTCGATCCGGTCGGGGGTCGGAGTGTTCGATGACGCCCCAGTCGCACTCCCACCAGTGGCTGCATTGGATCTCTTCGTCCGGTCCGTACGGTCCGGGGCATTTGCATGGTCCGTGCGTTCCGCGGCGAATCTCGAGGCTCACTGTTCGTCTCCTGTTGTTGATTGCTGGGGCTGTGCGCCACGTGGAGCGACTTTTAGGGCCTCCGTGGTGTCACCGGACCCGGAACCGCCAGAACGGCTGTCAGCGATCCTGTGAGCATGAGCCGGAAACGCCTCCAACACCTTCACCACACGCCCCTTCTCATCCCGCACCACACACGGCTCACCGATCCCTGCCAAGCAGTCACGGCACCGCACCCGCAACGCCTCCTGATGAACCGTCGTCCCACGCCAATCCCTCACAGTGACCCCGCCTTTCGGACATTCGGGTGATCACACTTCTTGACCGCATCATCAATCTCGATATCCCCGAACTCATCACACAACGAGCAGGCATCAATGGCGGCCTGCCTAGCCTCGGCCTGCCGGCGGCGTTGCTCAGCCTCCAGCCGCTTGAAGTAATCCGGGTGCTCCTTGTCCCACTTGCGACGCTTCATGCACGGGATGCAGTTGGTGGTCTCTGAGTTCGTTTCATGGTCAGGGCATTCGGGGCGGGGGGAATCAACGTTCGCGTCTACTGACGTAACCCCCCTACTAGAAGTAACCAAAGGAATAAGGGTCGGGTCGGGTCGGGTCGGGTCGGGGTAGCGGGACTCCCCCATGCTGTCCCCGGTGGACAGTAAATCCGTGTCCACCACCATGTCCCCGGTGGACACCTGCCCATCCTGAGCCACATAGTCGCGGCCCTTTTTCCCAGCTCTCCAGGTGGATTTCTTCTTTGCCTCACGCCTTCGCCGCGCCTCATTTTCAGCCTTGGTTTTCTGCCATTTCTCCCAGTTGGCAAACACGATTTCGCGAGATTTTGGTTGAGATTGTCTCGTTGTATCAACCGTTGTCTCATCCTTGTATTGCGTGTTGTCGCAACCCTGTTTCTGCCAAAGTCCTGCTTGTTCTTGCAGCGCGCGAATGAGTCTCGGCGTGCCGCCGAACCCCTTCACAACATCAAGGGGCACATGACCGTCCGTCTCTTCTTTCGCCGACCAGGCACCGCACCGAACCCACAACCCGACGGCCTCGTTGCGGATCCTGGAGTCGAGTTGCATCACCGGCTTACTGTCAGCGAACGCGTCATCCACGTAGAACCAAGGCACCGGTCACTCCTCCGTTTCGTATCGCGGGCAATCAGGGTGATGGTTCTGCGTTTTCGGGTGCCATCCACACAATTCGCAGCGCTGCATCGCGATCAGCTCGCGGCGGCTGAACAGCAAGCGGATCCGCGGGTCACTCATGACGCACCGCCGAAGTCGAGGCACATCTGGTCGAGACGCTTCGCGGCGATTTCGCAATAGCGTTCCTCTAGTTCGACGCCGATCGCCCTGCGGCCCAGGTTGCGTGCCGCGACCAACGTGGAGCCGGAACCGGCGAACGGATCCGCAACCACACCCTCGGGTGCAGCCGCGATGATCGTCTCCATCAGCCCGATCGGTTTCGGAGTGGGGTGGCCGATCCGGGATGTCAGCGCGCTCGGCGACGACTCGGTGGTGATGACACTGCCCCGGCGGGTGGAGCGTTTCGCCCAGTGCCCGATCAGATAGATTTCTTCGTGGCTGGTGCCGAATGCCGTTGTTAGGTCGCCCATCCCGGGGCCTGCGCCGCGTTTGTCCCAGATCAAGCACTGCCGCACGTTCGCCGGTTTGGCAACACGCCACGTTCCGAATACTGCGGCAGGCCTTTCGGTTCCCCAGACGGCCAGTGCACGGTCACGGCACTGCACGTCCTTGTCGCCTGCGATGGCTTGAAACTTTTCGGCGCGTTGACCGGATTGGTAGGACATGCCGTATGGCGGGTCGGTGACGAGCACGTCGGCGGCAAGCCATTCGGTGATTTCGAGGCAGTCGCCGTGGTAGAGCGTCACCTGATCGTCTTGGTAGTACGGGTGGTTCCGGTCGCTCATGATTCGAGTTCCTCACTGGTGTAAAGCAGTGGCGCGAGCTCGTCGAGCAGCGCCTTGATCAGCAGGGCGCCGCCGCTGTAACGATCGGCGTAGCGAGCTGCCCAGCGCTCGTGAACCCCGCGCACCGGCTTAAGTGCCTCGCGGGCAAGACCGACAAGACCGTCAGCGTTGGGATACTGCTGCTGCCGATACCGATATGCAGCCTCGATTGCGGGATCGTTCATCGTTTCGCCTCTGTCGGTTGGGGTTTGGTTTCGTTCGGGATCGGCATGCGCGGCCGTCCCCAGGCGGATCGGTGGTAGCGGCGCTTGCGGCGCCAGGCGGCGAGTTCGGCGGCATCCATCGGATCTACCTGCTGTCCAAGTGGGTCACTCGGCCACCTCGCAAGCCGAAACCCTGACGAGGATCTGGAGTGCGGCGTATGCCTGTTGCGGGCATACGCCGTTCCCGCAGATGCGCAACGCATCGTTGCGCGAGATACCCGGCACCGCAGTCACCCAGCCGGCGGGCCAGCCCATCATCCACTCGGGGAACGCCGCTGCGAGGCGTGGATTGCCGTTGCGGTTCGGTTCGGTCGGCGATGGTGCCGGTCCGGCAACAGCTTCCCAGCGTGCGATTGCGGCGGCGTACTTGCCCCAACGTGAGGTGCCGTCGAGCAGCGCGTAGTCGCACAGTTGCCGGGTGTGCCCTTCGCGTTGGTCGGGGTGCTGTCCTCCACCGGTCGCGTCGCTGGCCGACGGGGTGGGCAGGTAGTGGTCGACCGCGACCAGTGACGGTGTGTTGCGGCGCCGTTCGGCCTCGCAGTCCTGCCGTTGCCCGTCCGACGACTTCGGCGTCGGCAGCAGATCGCCGTTTCCGTACGCCCGAGCCACACCTGGCAGGAGAAGCTCGCCACCTCGGTCGCCGGAGCGAGTCATGTGACCGCCGGTGCTGTCAGCCACGCTCGGTGTCGGCAGCAGGTCCGCGATGGCTGACATGCACGGCGAGTTGCGGTTCATGAAGTCCCGTGCTACCGGCGTTGGTAGCAGGTCTACAACGGTGGTATCGCAATTGTTCGGGTCGGGGCAGCAGTCGTCATTCCATAGCGCCGGTTCGCCTGCTTCCGCGCGGCGCAGCGCGGCGGCGCAGTGCTGGCACAGGCCAGGTTGCAGGTCTACGGGTGCCAGCTCTCCGGCAGGTCCTCGAATCCCTCGAATTCCCTCGGAATCTGGCCCGACGCAATCTCGATCGCCTGCTCCAGGCTCGGCGACGACCGGCTGTCCTTGCGTAGCGCCGCGCCTTTCGATGTGCGTTCCGCGCTGCCCCTCGGGGTCGGCAACAGGTCTCCCTTCGTGCCGTCCGTCGCGAGCGGGGTCGGCACCAGAACCTGTCCCTGTGGCCGGTCCTGGTCGCTGCGCTCCCCACCCAGCGCGTAGCTGATCTCCGTCGTTGACGAGCCACGGCTTGCCCGCGGGGTGGGCAACGATGAAGACTCGTTCGCGTCGGTGTGGGGCGCCGACAGCGGAAGCGGCAACAGTTGTCCATTGCGCGTCATACCCGATGTCGGCCAGGTCTCCGAGTACGGCTCCGAGTGCTCGGAGAACAGGCTGAGTTCCTGTGTTTCCCAAAGCTGGCGCTGCGGATTCCATTGCGCGGTGGGCTGTTGCGGAGAGCAGTCCGCGGACATTTTCGATCACCACCAGTCGGGGTCGTAGTTGGTTGATGGCTTCGGCGTAGTGGGCCCACAAACCGGATCGGGTGCCCTCGGCGATGCCGGCGCGACGACCGGCGGCACTCACGTCCTGGCAGGGAAATCCGCCAGCGAGAATGTCGACCGGCTCGACTTCTGACCAGTCGACCGCGGTGATATCGCCGAGGTTCGGCACACCGGGCCAGCGGTGCGCGAGCACCTTGGACGCGGCCGGGTTCAGCTCGCAATGCCACACCGTGCGGGCGCCGAAGAACTGCTCGACGGCGATGTCGAGGCCGCCAGCGCCGGAGAACAGCGAACCGAGTTTCACGGTGCCGCCTCGAATTCGTGGTACCTCGTGGTCTTCGCAGACCAGGTGGTCGTCGATCGGGTACGCCTTGGCGGTGCCGCACACCTCGCAGCGCCGGCAGTCTGGGCAGAGCAGCTCGACGAGCTGGTAGCGCTGACCCATGCGCCCACCGCCGAAGTCAATGAGTTCACCAGTCGGCGCCGACCGCCCGAACCAATCGGCCGCGGCGAGAACGGCGTTGATGGCGCCGCCCGGGTCGCCATAGGCGCTGAAATCGCCGTAGTCGGTTTCGATGTCGCCGCACTTGGTGCAACGTGCCCGGTGAAACGTGACCTCGGCGCTCATCGGGTAGTGGGGCGCGCCCAGGTCGGGTGCTTCGCCGAGCGGTTCGAGGCCGTCCTCTGTCGCGTTCATGCTGAAGGCACCTTCCCCGCAGCGCGAAGCACTTTCATCACCCACCGGGCGTCTTCGAGCGCGTTGTGCTCGGTGCCGTCCTGCTCCGGCTTCTCGAAGTCGGCCATGGTTTCGAGCAGCTGCTGCAGGTCATGGGTGAACATCGGGAGCCCCTTGGGCAGCGAGATCATTCGGCCCCACAGCTGCGCCAGGACCACGTGGTCGTACGCCGCGTAGTTCGCCCAGAGTTGCGGTGGGTCGACAGCCAGCAGGAACTCGCGGACCTCGTTGGCGATCACCCATTTCGGCTTCACCAGCACGCTCGTCGTGTCGAGATGGCCGGTGGTGTCGATGATGTCCTTGATCGTCCCGCCGACGGTCGCCGGCTTAGTCTTGTACCCCCGCAGCGGAAGGTGTGGCCACACGTTGGCGAGTAGCCAACGGTCGCGCCGGATGCGCTCCTGGTCCATGTCGTTGTTGACGGCGTAGTACTCGCGGCCGTCCTCGCACACGATGCCGATCGAGATCAGCTCGATCGTGCGGCCGTCTTCGAGAAACTCGGTGTCATAGGCGTAAATCGGTCGGCTCATAGCAGGGTCATCTCCGTCTGGTCGTCGAACTTGCGGCATCGCGTCACGGGTTCCCGTGAACCCAATGTGCACGTCAGGCAAGATGGTCGTTCTCCTCTTCTGCGCCTTCGAATCCGGGGCACAAACAGATCGTGTAGGTGTTCATGTCGTCCCGGTTGACACCCATGCGGACCCGGCACTGGGGGGCATGAGAAGACCTGGGATGGTCACACAACAGACAGTCGGTCACTGGCGGCCTCTTCTGGGATGTGTGCCCGGTGGTCGGCGAAGGCGTGGTGCCGGCGGATGAATGCCTGCGCTTGTTCTGTAGTGGGGAATTCGGCGGTGATGGGGCAGCCTTTGGTGCGGCTGCATTCCGCGCAGACAACGGTGATCATGGGACCTGCCATCATTGGGCTGCCTCCACAGGGTTAGGGATTCGGTAAACAAACCCGTCGTCGTCGAGCAACACCCAGTTGCCCCTGTAGAGGACGGGAACAGTGATAGGGGACTGGGATTGACGAACAAGCCACCCGTCAGCGAAAGCTTGCGTCCGATAGGACTCCGCCCAACGATGACAGGAACCGCAAGCCCACAGCCCGTTGGACGCCAGATTGGTGTCATCGCGGCGAGATCCGCCAAGACCACGGGGCCTGCGATGGTGTGCAGTAGCGTCTGAGGCGTACTCGTTGCAGCGTTCACAACGCCCCTGGGCACGAGTCCAGATCAGTTCCTTCACCTCAGGTGGGAACCCCGTATACCGGCGACTCATGCGTTCGCCTGTTGGCGGGCCTGGTCGTACTGGTTGATTCCCCACACGATCGCGTGCAGCGACACCAGGTAGTGCCAGTCGAAATCCTTGAGGTCCCATTCCCATGACTCGTTGAACTCGAACTGATTTCCAGCCGCGTTCGTGTGCCTGAAATCCATCAGGGCTCGGTGGGCCTGGTCTTCGCTAGCTACGTCGCCGTAGTCGTCCCGCAGAACTCGGTCGCAGATGTCGCGCCATAGCCACCGGTGCGGGCCGTCGTTCCACTCGCACCAGTCGCGGAACACCTCGTACACGCGTCGTTTGAATACTTCCTCCGAGAACGTCTTGGCCTGAACCGGCCCCCTCAACTTCTCCGCCCAGTACTGCGGGTTGATGTATCCGACGGGATTGCGGAAGAACTCGAACATGTCATCGATGCGGGCGAAGTGGTAATCCTCCAGGTCTCCGGTGATGACGAGATGCCCTGGCCAGGTGACAAGGTCGAAGCGCCAGATTCCGGTTCCGGGCTCTTGGAACCGGATATGTCGATACAGTCCCTCATCGCGCAGGATTGTCATCTGGTGGTTTTGGGTGGACACCTGCAGCATCTGGAACGGGTCGCTCATGAGGCGTCCGCCTGCTTGGCTTCCAACTCCTGCGCCCGGGCCGCCAACGCCTCCTGAACCGTAGGACCGTCAGCGACCCCAACGTTCAACAACTCGCCGGCCTTCGCGTCCCGCCACAACCCGGTCAGCACATCGCGAGACTCTGCAGCCGCGATCAAGTCCATCAGTTCCAGCACCCGGTCCTGAACTGACTCCAGCTCCCGCACGTGGGCGGTCTTCGGGTCGCACTTGAGGATGTCGAACACCAGTTGTTCCAGTGTCAGATCGGGGACGCGGCGGGGCTTGTCTTCGCCGGGGATGATTCCGGCGTGGACCGAACGGGCACCGATGATCTGCGGATGCTCACCCCGGTTCAACCTCACCCACACTGAGGCGTCGAACGCCAGATTCTTCTGCCCCTCAACCTTCCACGTCCGCTGCGAGGTAGGTTTCCCGTTCTCCATCGCCACCTGATCAGCACCACGGGCGATCATGACCACGATCCCGGGGAACCGCATCAGGATCCGCATGAGTTCTTTGTGGCGGGCGGTGGCGAGATTCCACAGGTCAGTTGATATGACGATCTCCGCTTCAGGATCGCGCTCAAGCTTTTTCAGGTTTGCCTCGCGCCGACGGGCCTTGTTATCGACCCACTCTTTGAGGTCGTCCCATTCGGCGGTCATCGAGTCGATCACCAGCACAACGGGTTTCTCCCCGGCGTCGATGGCACGCTGGGCTTCGTCTCGGGCGGCGCGGACTTGCTCCATAATGGAGGTCCAGGTGCCGTCGTGTTCGATGACTTCGTAGCGGGCACCGGGGATTGCCCCGTACTCGTCGGCGGCACCTTCAGACCAGTCGATCCACAAGGTGCGGCCGACCCTGTCCGAAGATGAAAGGACCGCTGCGGCCCACGATTTGCCCGCCTTCTCTCCACCTTCGACGAGGATGAGCGGCCATGGGACAGCGCCGGTTGGGGGACGGGTTTTGAGGGTCATTGTTCGATCTCCTTCAACCCGGACACCCCGAGAGCACCCCGAGCCAACAAACCAGCGATCGTCACATCCGAGTCATCCGACAACTTCACAATGGGATACGGGGCACCCTCAACAACATCGATCAGCCCATCGATCACAACCCCATCGACGTCAACGAACGCGCCCTTCTTCGCTGCGTCGTCCAGGAGTTGTTTGAGGAACGCTGGTCGTACGCGTTCTTCGATTTCAATTTCGGTGGGGTAGTTCGCTTTCACGTAGGCGAGCAGTGCTGTTTCGGATGCGACTTTGGCGGTTTTGCGGCCTTTCGCCATCGACACGTGCCCGATGACTTGGCCGGAGACGACGGCGGCTTTCCGCTCCCCCGCCAACAATCCGAGTTGTTGTTTGGCTTCTGCTTTCCATTGCTTTAGCCGGTCTTCCAACCACTTGCACAACGCCAACGTGGCAGTCGGATCGCTCATGCTGCTGTCCACCTGTCTGCGAGCCTGTCCAACGACCCGATCACCGCATCCACCCGGGACAGGGCCTTGTTCACCACATCCAGGTTCAACTCCAGCGCTTCGCGGTCCAGGAACTGCAAAGGCGGCCCCTCAGACAGCAACTCATGCAAAGCGCACCGCGCGTCATCAAGGGCGGCTGCGCCGGCTTTCGCGTCGTCCCTCGCGGTAATCACCCGTGTATCAACAACCATCAGTTTTCGTCCTTGTCTCGATATTCGGAGCAGTGGCAGCGTTCCCGGCCGCCCTGGTCGAACGTGGCGGCGTCGCAACCCGTGTCCCACCGGCCGCGGAACTTGTCCCACTCGTAGCGGTGGAAAGACCGGTTATGGCCGCACACGCACATCACGAAGCCTCCAACCATCGGAACTTCTTGACCAGAGATCTGAACTCGGCAGCCTGCTTCTTCGACCACCCGTAACCAGGGAAATACTTTTCGACCGTTGTCCGGCTCACACCCAACGTGCGGGCAACCTCCCGATACGGGGCACCGTCATCAAGCAAATATTGGGCGAAATCCTTCTGCTCCTGACTCAACGACACAAACTGATCCGGCGACGCCAAACGAGCATCACCAGCCGCCCGAACCCGAACCACCGTCCGAGCCGAACAACCCACAACTTCCCCAATATGCTTGGCGGAACACCCCTCACGAGTCATCAACAGAATCGTCTGCACCTGCTCGGGGGTGATCCTGTTCCCGTTGCTCATGGCCACCTGATCCTCACCATTCGCTTTGAGCAGAGGCCGCCGTTCCCGCTCCGACAACCCACCGAACACCCCGTAGTGCTCACGATTCGCCAACGCGAACTCCAAGCATTCGGCCCGCACCTCACACCGGGCACAAATTCTCTTCGCCGGCTTCGCGCTCTCCCCCTTACCGGGGAAAAACATGTCCCCCACATCGACTTGGGCGCACAGGGCTTTGTCTCGCCACGAGTGCCGGTCCTCGTTGATGATGACCAGGAGATGAGACAGGTCGGTCATGCCACGGACTCCAGTTCTGTGATCCACGCGAACGGGTCCTCAACATCTGGCACACCGGCAAGGGCAGCCATCAACAGTTGAGTGCGTTCGGTTTCCGGGAGGCTTGTCAGATAGGCCCACACGGGCAGGGAGTCACCGCTACGGATACGCCGAGACAACCAGATGACTGTTGCAGCGATACGGGATTCCCAATCCGTCTCCGACAGTGGGCATTCCTGAAACAGCCTGTCTGGGTGGGCTTCCATGTTGCCATCGGTCGTGACCCACGCGTCCTCCCCGCACACCGGGCAGGATTGCAACTTTGCTGCAGGCAGTTCAGCCCTGTCCCGTTCGATGGTGCGGACCGTGCAGTGCGCCCTGCGCGCCAACTCCACTTCGGGGAGTTTCGGGCGCCGCCGCACCAGCATTCGGCGCTCTTCGGTATTAAGCCGCATGGGAGTTCCGTTCACGGCGCATTCCACAGCGAACCAGTCGATGCTCACGCGCCCCACCTCTGCGCCCGTCGGCACTCATTCGAGCAGGTCTTCGCATAAGTCCCCATAAACTCGCCGCCGCACTGCGTGCAGATCTTCAGGGACGGTTGTGACCGCAAAGCATTCGCCGCACGCTTCTTGCACTTCGGTGAGCAGAACCGTGCCCGCTGCGTCACAGGCTCGAACACGTTTCCGCACTGCTGGCATTTCTTGTCGGTGAACCTGGCCGGCTTCACCGGTGCCAGCTCGCCACGCTTGATGCGTTGGCGTTCCTTCTCCGAAAACCCGCCCCACACACCCAACTCGTTGTGCTTCAACGCCCACTGCAGGCATTGCGGTTGTACGGGGCAGGTCCAGCAGATGCGGCGGGCGGCGTCGTTGGTGTAGTGGCCGGATTCGTTGAGGAACCAAATGTCGCCGTCCTTGTGGGTGCAGAGCGCGCGGGAACGCCAGTCGCTGGTGTGGACTTCTGCCAGTTGGATGAACGGGGAGTTCGCCATCACACCCACCCCGTCCCGGTCAGGTGTTCAGGGCAGAACGATGCGGTTGCGGCACCCACGAAATACCCTGAGTCATACAGGTTCAGGTTGGAGTTGTTGTACACGAAGACTGAGGCTTCGTACATGGTGTAGCCGGTGTCGAGGACGTCGCATACGGCTTTTCCGGCGTTGATGGCGGCCGGTTTGGAGCTGTAGGTGATGCCTTCGGAGTCGAGTGCCATCACGAACGCGTCGGACGTGATATCTGCGTGGGCTGCGGGTGCGGCGAGTCCGGGGCCGATGATGCCCGCAGCGATCAGCAGGGGCATCGTCCACCAGTAGCGCCAGGACTTCTCGTTGCGCCTCATGCTGCTTCTCCTGTCGTGAGGTAGTCGCGCAACAACGCCACGACGGCGTCGCCGTTCACCTGCTCCCAGATCGTCGGCTCCGTTTCCCAGTGCCACGGCGGTATGAACGGCCAGCCACCGACACGGTCCAGTTCACTCATGACCGCCGCTGCCAGGTCCTCGAACTCTTGGAGATGGCTCAAGTCAGCCATTGGTGGGTTGGTGGTGACGGGCAGGTCGGCCCAGTTGGTTTGGTGGTGGTCCCACCATGAGGGTTTAGAATCTTGGATTGACATCGGGAATTGTCTCCTTAGTTGTGTGTTTCCGGTGTTAGGGCCGTCGTCCCGCGCAATGGGGCGGCGGCCCGCCTTTACTTCGGGGTGATGTGATACGTCTCCAGCAGGGACTGGGCGACAACGCCGGGGTTCACCCCGGACGCGCCGGGCGCGGTCGTGAAATAGCTCAGATGGCGTTCCAACTCGGCGGCCGTCGCATGCTGATGCCTCATGGCGGCGAGTTCTTCCGCGGTCGCAGAATCCAGGAACTCCCCCAACTCCATGAACTCGTCATCATCGAGGAATTCGCGGGCGAAGCTGAGGCAGTACTGCTTGGTGGAGTCGATGGCGTCGTGTATCCACTTTGGCGAGTTCGGCCCTACCTGCTTGTGCAGTTCGTCCCAGCCGTTGGAGGGTCCCGGCGCGGGGGGCGGGGGAACCATGCCCGCGCCGGGACCAATGTCACCCACCGCAGTGGGTGACGAGTCTGCCGAAACCCGATGCTCGGCAGAAGAACGAGCCAGATCTTGAATCGGCGACATGCCCCCTCCCCCGCCACCACCCGTACCACGGACATGGGAGATGCGGGGTTCGTGGACTTCTTCCTCAGCCTCCGCAGCAGCAAGAACATCCCCGCAGTCCAGGCCGAAATCCCGACCCAACGCATTGCTCATGTCCTGACGCTCAAGGCGCGCCAACCACGGATCCACCACAGCACCCACCAAGGCGAGTCCGTCATGAATCACGTTGTTAAACCTGGCATTCAAACGCTCAACAAGATTCACGCTGTCTCCCCTAGCTCTTGTAGCCGGCACCGCAGACGGGCGTTCTCCTCACGCAACGCCTCCAACTCCGCATCCTCACGCATCTGCCTCGCGTCGAACTCCGCCAACGCTTTCCACAACCCAGACTGGCGAACCTCACCCGACAGTTGACACACACTCCGATGCTTAGGAGCAGACGTACTCACTTGCCGACCTCCGGGATGTAAAGCACGTGGGCCGGAAGGTCAGGCTCGAATGCATCTGCCGTCATCGCATACCAGCAGCCATCCCACTTGACTTCGGGCACGCCTATAACTGCCTCGACGATCGAACCTTCCGGCAGCGCGTCGAGTTGTTCGACGGTCTCAATCACCCTGGGACGCAGACGCTCAACCTCGTTGCGTAGCTCGACAAGCAGATTGGATTCCGAGATTTCCAGCCCAAGCTTCTCTGCCCGCAGCCGCTCAACCTCGGCGACCAGCTCCCGCACGAGATTGTCGGGATACGCACCCATCTCAACGCCAGCCGCTCTGCAGTACTCGTAGATGTTCAGCGATCTCTTGGCCCGCTCAACCACATCACTCATGCGGACACGTCCAAACTTGCGACATACCTCTGCAACTCAGTACTCACGCGGACCTCGGCTCATAGCTACGCGACTTCATCCACTCATCAACCTCATTCAGGTCAACACGCGCCTCCCGACCGTTACCGATCGGATAAGCCTTCAACCCATCGTTTTTGACCGCTTCCCGTATCAGCACGTCTGATTTCAAGCGGAGGTATGACGCGGCCTCTTTGAACGTGGCCCATCTGGGAGTGCTCATTTCGCATCCTTAGGTTTCGACTGGAACAAAGGCTTCTTCGGCTTCTGGGAAATGCTGAATCGGAGGCCTCGGGCGTGAATGAAACGTCATCGCGTCTCCCTCATCGCGTTGCGGATGATGGTCAGCTGGTCGATCAGATCCGTGAGTTCATCGGCATCCAGGAGAACGTCACCCTCGCGGTATCCATCACCGACGTACAAGTAGGCCAATTCGGATCCGTTGTTTTCCCCGAGTCCAACGGTCACACCACCATGTCCTCTCTTGAGGATCTGGGTGGGCTCTGCGTAGAAAGACCACCGGCACTCTCCGCCCTGGGTGCACGGGATGCGTCCGGCGTCGAATGGTGACTGGTCACCGGTATGCTGTAGTTCAGACATTTGAGCCTTCCTCTCAGGTGTCTTCTGCCCTCACCTGCTCCACACAGGTGGGGGCTTTTTTATGCGGCGGGGTTTTTCTGCTCTGCTGGCCGCTCCAATACGGAGACGGGAACCTTGAGCGCGACGGCGAGCTTCTTGGTGACGGTGGCGTTCGGCCACCGGTCACCGTTCTCAAGCTGGGAGAGGTAAGGGGCAGAGACTCCGCTTTCGCGGGACAGTTCGGCGGATGACCAACCTGTGCGCTCACGGATGACCCGGAGTTCCTGCCACACCCCGTAGGACTGTTTGACCATGCCGCCAACTGTACTGCGAACAAGTGCAAACCGCAAGAGTTCGCGCGCAGTTCGCGCCAACAATGCTGTGACCTGCAATGTTCGAAAACTACAAGCGCGTAACTGCAAAGAATTGGGGTTGTGCAAGCAGTGGACTTTGCACCTGTTTGCACGCGAACATGTAGGCGTGAACGAGAACAAGGAACACCGCGAAGACTGGCCATTCGGGCCAGAACTCAAGCGGCACAGAGAGCGCGTCGGGCTATCTCAGCGCGAAGCCTCACGGCGCACAACGCCACCAGGCAGCGACAAGCCCGCCGTCAGCGCAGGACGGTGGAAGCAACTGGAAACGGGGTGGCAGATCAACAAAGGGACACTGATCCCAATCGGAACGACCGCATCCACCGTGGCCGCCGCTGCCCGAGCTGTCCAATGGGATGTCAACGAAGCTCTGGCGATAGCCGGATTTCAACAGTCAGACATTCCACCGCCGCTACCCGAGCCGGCGATAGTCCGCTACTCAGACGACGAACTTCTCGCCGAAGTCCGGCGACGACTAAAGGAGGCAAGAGATGTCATGGAAGCTCAGACGGAGAAGAGAACACCGCGCGAAGCGCGTCAAGACCAGGAGGGCGACCTAGACGCCGCGGCCAGTGACACGACGCAGCCGCGCCAACCTCGGACCGGCGAAACAGTTGGGGCGGAGATTCGTGATCGCGTCGCCAGGAGCGTCCGGGCACGTCAACGCCGCAAGGACTAGACGTGCCCGGCGCAACGTCCATGTTGTTGGCGGACACTCATCCATCGCGTTCAAAATCCGCACCAGCAGAGTGTCGAGTTCGTCATCAAACATGGGCTGCACCTACCGAAATCACCAGCACCGGTCACCCCTCGCAACCGGATGCGTAGACGCTAACGGATCATTGCCAAAATCGACACAGGAAGCCCAAACATGGGAATGTCACGATCAGATAACGCCAGTGCGCGAAAGTTAGCCACCAACACAGAAAGCCCACTACCAGATGACCACCAATGATCGCGCAGTGTCACCAGGGAAGGTGATGGTCACCGCGCTCGCTGTGCTCGCCGTCGTAGGCATCGTCTCCGCACGCAACAACAACGACGACGACGACAGAAGCGCATCACAAACCACCACACCAACCACCACCACTACACGGCCCAACCCGTACCGCACCATCCCCGGCGACGGCACCCACAACATGGGCGGCGCAGACGGATACGACTGGGGCACCTACACCGCCACCATCCCACCCAGCTCCCCCGGCTGCACGTGGGCGGTCGTCAGCATCGCCGACTACCGCGGCGGCGAAACACTCCGCGAAGGTGAAGCACCATCCGGCACCGTCCGCGCGAACATCCAACCCGATGGTGTCGCGTCGTGGACCGGCACAATCAACGGGGATCATCGCATCGTGTTCCGCACGAGCGGCTGCGGAACTTGGACCATGACGGAGTGACCACCCGCCAGAACGCAAAAAAGCGCCCTGCCGGGGATGGTGAATCCCTCGGCAGGGCGCATTTACAGTCGGTCGCCTTATTTTGTTTCTAACGCAAACGTTGATGGGAGCAGTTCGGACAGCCCCTGCATGGCCTCCAGATGCCTCGCCCGGTCCGCATGCGCATAGATCCGCTGCGCATCCACACTCGCATGACCCAAGATCTCCATACGCGTTTGCTCATCCACACCCGCTGCGCGCAGCAATGTCGACGTGGTGTGCCGCGAGTTGTGCGGCGGCAACGACTCGGTTGGACCGATCACCCCAGCAGCGCGGAACACGCCACGCCACACGTCGTAGTCCGAACGGGGATCGATCGGCTTCCCCTCCTTGTGCCACACCAAGTCATGCGGATTGTCGGCGCGGAGTTTCTGCATCGCCACATACAACGGCGGCAACAACGGCACCTCACGCCAACCAGCGTCCGTCTTCGGCCGGGTGAACAACAACGACCCCTCACATTCCTGATACTCGAAATGCGCCGGCAGGTCCCACCGGGACTGCGGGCATGCCCATGCCCGTGTCTTCCCGCAAGGCCAGTACGGGGGTTTTTTGGGCATACGGTCGGGCCGGGACAGCGGTGACGGTTCGGGTAGAGGATCCCCACAGCCGTGGACGCGGGTTTCCGATTGCAACTGCCAAGCGATGGTGATCCATCCCTGAGCGGGGTTGTCGACGTAGGGCCAGCGCAGGCCGAGGAGTTCCCCACGGCGGGCGCCCGTCAGGAAACCGGCGGCGATCCGCACCGCATCTGGTTCGTCGCACACCTGGAACGCGGTGTGGATGATGTGCTGCGCCACGTCCGCCGGGAAGCCGTTGCGTTTCTTCTTCCGGTACTCAGGTTTGTCGACCAATGCGGCCACATTCCTGGTCGCCACACCCTCCGCTACCGCATCGTCCAAGGCTTTCTGGACGATGACATGGACCAGCTCGGCGGTGCGGGAGGCCCCGATCTCGGAGTGCAGGTCCCGCACATGCTGCGGGGTGAGTTTGTCGATGCGTTTCGCGCCGAGGATCGGGTTGATGTGGTTGTGGATGGCGGCCCGGTAGTCGTTGAGGACGCCGGGGCGGACTTTACGTTTGGCGTGGATGTTGTCGATCCAGTGCAGCATCCACTTCTCCACAGTTGTGGATGAGGTGGTGGCGATGCGGCCCTCTTCGACGTCGCGGCGGAGTTGTTTGAGTTTGGACATGGCGGTGTTGCGGTCCACGGAGGACACCCATTTGTAGCGGCGGTTGCCGTTGCGGTCGGGGGGTAGTTCTACTCGCCCCATCCATTTGCCGTCGGCGCGTTGGAAGAACGCTCCGTCTCCGCGAGTTCTGCGTTTCTTAGTTGCCATCGTTATCCCTCCCAGGGGGTCACCCTACGGTTCACCCTACGGTGCTACGCAGCATTACGCAGAACTGCGCAGTATCGGGTGTCTACCTGCGGGTTTGACAACGTTTCTCCTGGTATGCAGCCTATCAACCGCTGACTCTTAATCAGCGGGTCGGGGGTTCGAAACCCTCACGGCGCACAGGTCAGAGGCCATAAGCCTCAGAGGGGATCACCCTAAAGGTAACCCTATAGGGGATTTCACCGGGAAACCGCCAGGATGCTGGCGGTGAGCCGCCTGCCAAAACAGCGGCCACACGCCCGATGACGACCACACCGAGGCGCAAGTTTTCCGCCAAGCGCACAACTCGGAGTATCCTTCGATACAGCGTCACCCGACAACATGGGGGGCTCGACGCATAAGATTTCTGATGCGCTCGAAAGGATGCCACTGAGATGGGAGACGCACCAACCCCTCGCCGCTTCGTCAAACTGGCTGAGGCGGCCGCATATCTTGACGTAACACCCCGCACCATCCGGCAAATGATCGCCGACGGGCGTCTGACCGGCTACCGCGCTGGTGCCCGCCGCCATGCAGCCTTTCGGGGGTGCGGACTAGATGCAGAGACACAGAAATGCCCGCAGCTACTGACCGCGTGGTGGTTGTGAGGTGAAGTCGGATGACGCCGTTTACGGCATGTGCACCGCTTGCGGCTCCATCGAGGTCGCGTTGACGCAGCCCACTGGCAGTCGGAACCTGAGCCACATAGGCGAATCAACCACCTACCCGACCGGCCACGGATGCGAGATGTGCAACTGATGAACACCGATGATCGTTGCGGCCGGTGCGGTCAACCGTTCAAAGACGGGGAGACAGTGATCGACACACTTCCCCCAGTGCACCACACATGCCAAAACCTGGATGCCTCCGAACGATATAGCCATGCTGAGTGAGGCGCCTCCTGAAGCCTGATGCTTCACGAGGCGTTGATTAAGCCAGGACGTGAACCAGCAGCGCGACGATCATCCCCGCGACGACCGCCAGCCACACCGACCGCCACAACTCCAACTGCGGATCACTCATCATCCGATTCGTCCCAGTAACGATTCACCAGGCCCTCCGTCAGATAGTCGGGCTGGCCTACCGGTGTGATGATCGTCGTCGCACCCAAGTCCATCCGGTCACCGGTGATGCGTTCCAGCCCGACAACCGCCACATAGTGGGCAACCTGCCAGCCGTCGCCCTGCGCATCCAAACTCTCTTGGATCGCAGCCCGGACAGGATCGGCCGGCCTCACAGTCGCACCCACGTTTTGAGCGCGTCCCACAGGAATCCCACCGTCACACTGTGGTCCAGAAACGTGCACACTCGAACGTTCACGTCAAACCCCTCTCACAGCGCTCATGCGTTCCGGCTCGATGGACAGTCGTGAATGCGCCCCGCAGTTGGTGCAGCGGCGCATCGTGTACGTCAACACATTCGCCACGTACCGCCGCGGGATCACCACAGTTTCACCACCGCACCGGTTACACACCATCAGCTTGTCCTCGCCGTCAACGAACAGTGCGGGATGGTTTTTGATGTGCGGACGCAGGAAGTCGTACAACCCCTGCGTGGCTACCACATCGCCAGCGCAGTACGACACCAAGCGTTCCCGATCCTCAACGCTCTTCCCTGTCACGGCACGTTCCATCGCGCCCCGGTCGTAGCGGTCAGTTTTGGCGGGCAGGCCAACGATCTGACAGAACGCGTCCAAACCTTTGAATGGGGCACCGGATTTGAACTCGCGGCGTAACACCTTCAACGTGTCAACGGTTTTGAACGGAGGCAGCGGAGGTAACCCGGCCTCCAAATGCAGATCACCCTTCAGCCACGGCACGTCAGCTTCGTCGATGTAGTGCCCGACAACGATATCCGCTTGGGATAGCAGGTTGTGGACGCGCCGCAGGAACCGTTTGCGTCCACCTTTGTCCCATTCGGCGAGCTGGATAACCTCGGGCTGGTCATACCACTTGGCGCACACAATCGTGGTGCGCGGCATGCGGGTCACCGTCTCGTACTGCACGTACCGGTTCTTCAGGTCTCCCCTGCCCCACCAGTATTGTTCGGTGATTCCGGGGAGCCGTTCAACGTCGAGGATCAGGATTTTGTTGCGCACACCTTCGGCGATGCGCACCTGGCGAAGGTCGCTAGTCAGCGACATGATGGTTCCTCGCGTGGTGCCGCCACGCTTGCGCGTTCATGTCTGGCATACCGTGTTTGACGAGGACCCGCAACACATCGGTGAACCTGACGTCGCCGCGTTTCGCGGACTCCACCGACGCATTTATCTCTGCGCGTTCCTGTTTCGACCGGGCACCAACCCAATCACATGCGGGGCAGGTGCGGGGCTCCAAACCTGCAAGATCGGCCAATAGTGACATTCGGTGTTCCCTTTCCTGGTGTTTCACCGGTCGCGTCGCTTGTCGCCTTCGATGCGTTCGAGGCGTTCGGTTCGCAGTTCCTCCCTCAACCCTCCGATGTCCCGTTGAATCTGTTTGAATCCGTCCCGCACCAGATCGCGTATCTCGTCGAGGTCGTCGCGCATGTTGGTGTCATGGGTGTTGACGGTCTGCTCGTGAATCTCATAGGTTTTCGCGTCGATCCGTCTGGCACGTTCCCGGCCCTTGCGTTGCCCTCGAACAGTGAGGACACCGACAATTCCCGTTCCGATAGCTGCGATCGTGGAAGGTAAACCGATGATGAGCAGTCCTATCAGGTCGATACCGTCGTCTGGCTGGTACGCGGCGTCCATTGCTTCGCGCACCGATTCCCAGATCATGCGGCAGTGACCGCTCTAGTCGCAGAAGCTGTTCCGGGGTTGCCGCGGCGTTCCGCGCCGATAGACATCAGCAGTGACACCACTGCGGCGCCGCCGGACACTGACAGCACTGACACCCAATCGGTGGCGAGTAGGTCAACCGCGCCCGCGCCGAGTGTGGCGATCGCGGTTTGGGCGAATGTGCGGGCCGCGCGTTCGGCGGCGTCGATCCAAAACGAACGTGTCAACATCAGGTGGTCCCCCTTTATGTGCGTAGGTAGTCGATGGCGGGCTGGACGTTGTAGTCGACGTGCGGGCCGGTGCGTTTCGCGAAGAACATGCCGGCGTCCAACAGTGCCTTGGTGATCGCGATCGCCTCCGGTAGCGGTGCCTGCACAAGTTCGACCACTTGGGCGAGTAGCGAATCAGGTCCGGTGAACAGGTCCAGGTCGCGCACGATCTGCCATATGGCGTTGCGGACCTCTTGTGTGTCACCGGGTTCGGTGCAGGCGTACAAGTCGCCTTGGTGTGCGTAGTCGCGCCACCACGGCGGGGTGTCGCGCATGCCGTTCGATGAGACGCCTTGGGTGTTGGATGGGGCCATTGGTGAGCCGCCGTGGTCGGCCCACACGTGTCCGAGTTCGCGGTTCGGGTTGCCCCACGTCACGGCTTTCTCGATGTGCGGTTTCATCCAATGCAGGGAGCCGGTTTCGGGTGCGATGTGGTTCATCCACAGTTCGGAAACCACTACCGCGCCTTGGGAGTAGCCTGCTAGCGCGGCGCCGTGGGTTTCGATGCGTTCGCGCCACCGGTTAGCTTGGTTGTGGGTTTCGGTGATGGCGGCGGCAATGGATTTGCCCATCGGGAATGCTGCTGCTGGGTAGCCGATGGGTTGCCACAGGTATTTGTCTTCGACGGCGCGGGCGGTGTCGGCGTCGGGGCCGATCCACCAGGGAACACCGGTGCCGCACACGGTGATCAGCACGGGCCGGGTGTCCACGACGGGGCGCGGTAGGTAGCCCATGACGTACTTGGTTTCGGCGTTGATGATTCCGGGGATGTACAGGCCGGACGCGAGCTGCCCAGCCGTGTTGTACCGGGATTGCATTTCGGCGACTGCGGCGGTCATCTGCTCGTCGTAGAGCGGGGTGTCGGCGAGATGCCCAGCGTAGGAGGCGAACTTCTTCCGCATGAACGTCTTGATCCGGCGGATTTCCTCGGACGAATCACCCAACCCGAGGCCCACATACTGCCCGTCGATGCGCATCAGGACTTGCCCTTGACGTCGTAGCAGCCTTCGACGCCGAGCTTTTCGCCGATCGCGCCAAGTACGTCCACCACTGTGCGGCCGCCGAGCTGCGGCCAACCATCCAGCGCGTAGCCGCGCTGCTGACGCAAGGTCTCCACGGCGAGTTCGCGATCGGTCCAGTCGTCCGGGAAGCGTTTCACCTTCGGCGGTTCAGGTTCGGTCTTGCCGCCAGCCGCCCAGTGGTTGACGCGTTCGGTGAAGTAGTCCCACGGGAAGTTGGCGCCAACATCGGTGTGGGTGCCCCACTTGAACACGTCGGTCACCCACCGGTGATCCGAGATGCCTGGGCGGCCGTTCGTGTATGGCGGGGGCACCACGAGTGGTTCGAAGCCGTACTTTTTCGCGTCCTGCACCGCCAGATATGCGGCGACGTCGATCGCGTTGGACTGCTTCATCCACTGATCCCGCGACCAGGCGGCGCGGGACCCGGCGAAGCACAGGTTGATGCTGATGCTGTTCGCGTTGCCCACAGACCAGGCAGCACGGTCGGTGTCGACGCAATCGACAACGGTCACACCACCATCGGATGCTTGCGAGATTGTGTAGTGGTAGGAGACACCGTTGGCGTTCTGGAACCACTTGGCGAGGTTCTCGGCGGCAGCGTCGCCGCCGCCGCCTTCCTGGGTGTGGATCAGGAACATGGTGGGCTTGCCGCTGCGGGCGCTGTTGTTGGCCGACCAGATCGGAAACTCGTTGAAGTCGGGGCGTGGTTCGTCGGGCACGGCGGTACCTCCATCGGCGGGCCAGTACTTGTCGAGGTATGGGGTGACGGTGGTGATGCGTGACTTGATTTCGGTGAGGTAGGCGCGGCGGCCGTTGGCGTACCAGTAGTCAGCGCTGGGCCAGTTGGGGGCCTGCTGCATCCAGCAGATGTTCAGCCATATATCGGTGCTGGCACCGGGTTTGGCGCGCCACACGTCGAGCTTGTCGAAGAAGCCTTTGATTTGGGCTGCGGCACCGTCGAAGCGGTGTGGGTAGGAGCCGTCCTGTTGGGCAATGCCGTAGGTGGTGTGGGTCGGGTCCCAGATGGTGTCGTTCCAGCCGGACTCTTGGTAGAAGGTGGACATGATCGCCAGGCATTCGCTGCGGGTGTAGCCGCGCGCCTTGGCTTCGGCGATGGTGATTTGGGCGACTTGATCTTTCGTGGTCACCGTTTGCTCCCGAGGATTCCGCCGAGAACGGGGATGGAGCGGAGCGCACCGTCGATGATGTTGATGACCTGTTCTGGAAGGTTGGACAGGTCAGGGAGTTTCGCGACGATCTGATCATCCAAATCGGACAGATCGGGCAGGTTCTCGGTGATCCTGTCGGCGATGCGGTCAGCGATCCTGTCGGCGAGCGGTCCGAGCAGTTTGAGCAGGATGATTCCGAGACGGTCCATGTCTTGGGGGTCCTTTCATGCAGAAACCCCGCGCACCTCGTGGTGGCGGGGTTTCTGTGGGGGTTGTTCAGATGTAGAAGAGGGTGTCGCGTTCGATGAAGAAGTCGATCGCTGGATGTCCTGTGGCGAACATCCACGAGATGAGTCCGGTGAGGGCGACACCGCCGAGGAGTCCGGTTCCGATCGCCCCCGCTACTCGTTTGGTCATGACAGTCTCCTGACCGTGACGCGGGAGGTGTCGATGAGGTGTTTGCGGCCTTGGTCGTCAGCGACGGTGAGGACGGTTCCTGCGGTGAAGAGGACGGTGGCGTTCCAGCCGGCGGGGCCGCGGCTGGAGATGTGGATCCTGTTCATGGCCGGTCACCAGGTGTCGGTGGTCTCGACGTGGTGGCGTCCACCGCCGCAGCGCTTCACGCAGTGCTTCACGGTCTTGAGGCCGTCGTCAGTCATGACTTTTTTCACGGTGCCGTCACCGTTCATGACGGGGGTCCACACTGCGCCTTGTCCGCCGCTGCCGGTGGCGCATGCGTGCTTGTAGATCATGCCGTGGCCGGTGCCGTGGTTGTCGCACATGCCGGGTGCGGCATCAGCGACTGCGGGTATTCCGAGGGCGAGTGCGGCGATTGCGAAGACAGTCGCGGTGGTGGTGCGTAGCATTGGTTGGCCTCCTGTTGGGGGTGGGCCGTCCGGCGGGGTTGGTTTCTCAGGCCTATCGCCCCGCCGGGCGGCGTCTCAAGTTGATGAACGCGAGTCTAACCGCGTTTGACCACGTGCACAAGTGTTTCTTTGAGATACACTCCTAGATGTGACAATCATCGACCGCATGATCGCCAACCGGCAGAAACGCGCAGCGACTATCGCCGAGCTTGATGCCGAACTGGCTGCCCTCGTCTACGAGGCGATGACTGTCCACGGCATCACGTGGCATGACATTGGCCGCGCCCTGAAGATTTCCAAGCAGCGTGTGTATCAACTCCGCGCTGCTGGTGACCCGAACCGTTAGCGGGGTTATTCCCACTCGACCAGGACGTAGCCGTCACCGCCGCTACCTGCGTTTGATCCGCCCGTGTTTATGGCTCCGTCGGTCCCCCCGCCGCCGTTCCCCGCGGGGCCGGAGCTGGTTCCGTTGCTACCGCCGCTGATGCTGTTGTCGTTGGACAGGACGCCTCCAGCCCCCCGACCGCCAGCGCCCGCACCGTTTGAACGGCTCTCCCCGCTAGTTGGGTTACTACCGCCGTTGCCGCCTTTGCCACCTGTATAGCCTGTTGCGGATATGCCGGAGATGCTGGTTGTACCGCCGGCCCCGCCGCTTCCGCTGGACGACGAGTTAGTTCCCCCCGCGCCTGCTGCCCCTCCGCTAGCCGTCAGGGAAACGCTGCCGGACGAGAACACAGTCGAACCGCCGGGAGCGCCGTTATTGCCGTTGGACGATCCCGCCGCCCGCGCTCCACCGGCGCCACCGAGGCCCCGGACGAGGGTATACGTCGAGCCGAGCGACGCGCGTGGAATCCAGACGCGGCCGATGTAGCCACCGCCGCCCCCGCCGCCGCCGCCGTAGCGGTAGCCGGAGTTGGATCTGCGGCCGGAGCCGCCGCCGCCGCCCGCACCGCCGAGTGTGACCCAGCAACCGGATGCGCCCTCGGGTACCGGTTCGTCGTAGATATCCGTGTATCCGGGGTCTTCGCTGGAAATGCTGAACGGGGTGAACGTGGGCCACAGCTTCTGAAAACCGGTCCCGTTCCACGTGTACAGCTCAGGGTTGACGAACGCAGTACCGTTCCACACCTTGAACGCGGCAGGGTCAACGAACGCAGTGCCGTTCCAAACCTTCACTACGGCACCACCACATACAACACACCCGCCGTGCCGGTACCAGGAAGGGTGGTTCCCATCCACAGGCCCTCAGCGGTGCCGGACTTCTGCACCGACCCATCCGCCTTGGTGAGCGATGCCTGCACACCCGTCGACATTTTCGACGCCGCGATCGCCGCCGACGGGCTGACATGGGTGTTGGTGATCGACCCGGACGCAATCTTCGCCGACGTCACCGAACCATCGGTAGGCACACGCTGATCTGACAGGCGCGAATCGTTACCCACGCACACCGTGGAACCACTACTACCCACGGGGATGCGAGCAATGTCCAAAGTGCCCGAGGAGATATCGGAGGCCGAATGCGTGTGCGACGCGGCGGCCTTACCGTCAAGCTGCGTCTGAACATTCGACGTCACACCATCGACATAATTCAACTCCGCCGTTGACGCCGTAATGCCGTCCAAGACGTTGACCTCGGAAGCGCTCGCCGTCACATCGGTAACATCGGCCAAAACGTGGTCGTGGGCGAGGTCGGCCTTATCGTCCAGCCCCTCATGCGCCCCTTCGATACCGTCCTCGATGTGGTTGAGACGGTCCGCCGACAACGGGGTGTTCGTCGAGGGAACGTTCTCCCACGACTGCTTCGAATAAGCCATACCAAACCCCCTCCTTAGGGTTGCGCCCGCAAACCCCTCGGCACCAGGCACGAATAACCGTCACCCGGAAGCACCGCAAGGGCGGTGTTGATCATTTCGGTGATCGCCGAAGACCGATCCAACACGGTCGCCGGGGGCCGCCCCTCGGCGGTGACCTCCCACCCGCCGACCACGCGGGCGGCCTGCACAATCAGCGTGCCGTCACGGTCAAACAAGCCCATCATGTCGTTGCCGAACGCGACGATCTGATGATCAGTTTTGATGTTCAAAACAGTTCCCCTATCCAGGATTTCAGGCGACTATGCGGGGCGTCACGGAGATGCTCGCGCCCGAACCGGACACCTCCACGTCGCCGTCGTCGAAAGCTTCCGAGCCGACGAAGGTGCCCGACGAGCTGGCCGACCAGATGCCGCCCTCCACGTAGGTGCCTGCTGCCACGGAGATTTCAACCTCGTCGCCGGTGTTGGTGCCCGAGGAGCCTGACGTCCATGACGTCTGCTCTCGCGCATATCCACCACCCGTGGCTTCGTTCGCCCCGGTGGTGCCAGCGGCTCCGGTATGCACACTGATCCAGTCACCGAGACTGGCGATAGCGTCCGATGCTGCTTTGTGAGTTGCGTTGGGAATGCCCATTGGAATCCTCCTTTTAGAGATCTATAAACACAGCCGCCCACGGGTTGTTCGTGGACGCTGACACTGAGCCCGACGTTGAGACGGTGTTGATGGCCAAGATGCTGCCGGTCTGCTTTATGTTGTATCGATTCGTGACACCGGTGAAGTCAGAGAATGTTGTCGTCGGGCCGCCCCCGTTGCCGCCAGAGAAAACCTGCAGCCCAACCGGGGCGGAAAGTGTGACCGACTGTGATGCGACAGACCCCGAACCCGTATTGACACTGGAAGATACTGACGCCCTCACATTGGTGAAGGAGATCGCGTTTACGATCATCCAGCCACTTCCGGATGCAACAGACACGGTTTTCGCTGATCCGCTGCCGCCCCCGGCTAACCTGTACACCGAAACTCCGCCACTTGCGGCACTGCTGTTGTGCGTAGCGGAGGTCACTAGGCTCATCGAAACCCCGCCGTAGGACACGGACCCCGAGAACGCCCCCGACCGGTCCTGGGTGATGACAACAAATACGTCCGCACCCGCTGCTGCCGTGAAGGAAAAGGTGGAGACGCTACCGAACCCGCCGACCCCTGTGCCGATGGCGTCGTATTGGGCCATCACGCCGTTGTTGCCCTCGCCGCCCATGCCGATGGCGGGTATGAGTTCAATGCCGAACTCGCGGTAATACCGCTCCGCGCCGGACATTCCAACCTGCGGGGACAGTTCGAGCCCAAAGCCCTTCGTGAACCCGAGTGCGGCACCCATGCCGACCTGCGGGTCCAGTTCGATACCGAACGACCGCGCAAACTTCGGCGCGGCCTCAAACCCCAGGCTCGGCGCGAACGACAACCCGAAACCGGGAGACTGCGCGCGCGGAGTCGGGAACAACGAGTTCGACGGATACAAATCCTCGGACGGAAACACCGGCTCGAACGCCGCAGGACCACGCATCGCAATATACGGCGAAAACACCAGCCCAAACGAAGCCTTGCTGTGGCTGGCTGCCTTCATGCCCAGAGAAATCGGCACCGACAGCCCGAAGCCCACGCGATTGTGGGCTACGGCGGCCATGCCCACCTCGGGGGTGATGGTGACGCCGAACTCTTGTTTCGGCCCGCCGTAGTGGAATCCCACCTCGGGGGTGAGGGTGACGCCGAACGAGACGTGGGACTCAGCCCACCAGCCAACAGCCACGCTCATCCCCCAATCTGCAGATTCACCGCCATGCCCGACCACTTATTCGCCTTGGTCGAAGTTGCGTTAACCGTCCCCGTCTTGGTTGTGGTGTTCACACACAACAACGGGTTGGTGCCCTCCTGCTTGGCGCGCAACCGGGCGCCCACGATCTGTTCAAGGTCATACGACGGGCCGCCACCCGCGCCCGCGCCGAACACCTGCAGTACCACACTTCCGCTATCCACCGTCACTGCCTGCGAATGCGCAGTGCCACTGCCATACGCGTAACTCGGTTCACCCACCGACGCCACATTCTTAAACGAGATGCCATAGGCGCTAACCCAACCCGGACCGGTCACCTTCAACGTGCGTGCCGCACCAGTTCCGGGGTTGTCCATGCGGAAAATAGCCAGGCCCCCATTCGCCGGATCGCCATTGTGCGAAACGGACCCGAGAAGTACACCGCCGGCGCCGCCATACGTGACCGACGGTGCTGAGCCCGCGCGGTCCCAAGCCACCACCGCGAACACCGTCGAACCCTCAGAGGCTTTGAATTGCAGCGACTTACTGCCAAAGCCCGCCAACGGAGCCGACACAACATCAAACCCAAGATCCACCGGGGCAGGCGGAACCGGCCAATTCTGATCATTCGTGATCGTCCCCGGATACAGATACTCCGCCACCCGCACCCAAATGCGGGTATAGCCCGCGGCCGGGGGGTTGGAGGTATTCGAGTTCTCGTGCAGCGTGAATGTCGCACCCGAGTCCCGCTCAAAGAAGAGCGTGGACGACCAGCCACCCGAGAACAAACCGGGATGGCCGAACCATGTACCGAACGACTCTATCCCGTACCCGTAGTAGTACTCGGAGGGAATGTAGAAACCGTTCGCGTACTGGTCCCACCCTGTGGAGTGCTTCCAGAATGTTGACAGCCACGCCTCATACGACTCCGGTGACAGGCCCATGGCGTTGTCCCGCAACGCTTCCGCGAACTTGGTGTAGTCGTTGATGTTCGTCGCCAACGCGCCGGCAGCGTCGAGGAAGTTCGGGTTGAACGTGTCAGCGATCGACGCTGGCGGTGGAACTGGACCGATCGGCGGCCAGGACGTTTCAGTCAACCCCAACGGGTCGATGATGTCTTCTTTGAAAATCTGCTTGATCGGCCGGTGTTCCGGGTCAACGATCTCCAGCACCATGCCGATCAGGGCGAAATTCGAGTTCGTGTACAGATAATCGGTGCCGGGATAGAAGTTTGACGGCCCCTTCATCGTTGACAGGAAGTCCTTCGCGCCCGTCCATGGCCACGTGGGGAACAGCGTGACCCAGAGCGCGTTGATACCCGCCGTGTACTCGGCGATCCCGGACCGCATGGACAGCATGTGGCCCATCGTGATCGCCGTGCCGTTCGGGATGCCCGGAACGTACTGCTCCAGCGTGTCATCCAGGGTGATCAACCCCTTGTCGACGGCCTGGAAGAACGCGATCGCGGTGAACATTTTCGTGGAGCTGCCCATGCGGAAATGGTCATCCAACGTCAACGGGCGAACAGTGCCGCCCACGGTGGTGCCATACGCTTTCGCGTAATTGCCGCGCGGACCGGTGATCTGCAACATCACCCCCGGTTGGCCGGTTTCCGCCCTGGACTGCTCCACAATCAGATCCACCATCGCCTGATCCTCCGGCGACAACAAATCACCCGCAGCATGCGCGGGCGTGGTGAACTCGTAGGTATCCGACGGGTCCGACAACCAGCCAGCGTTGTCCACCGTCTTCACATAGAACTCGTAGGTGGTGTTCGACTTCAAACCGTTCGTCCCATACGGCGGCAGCACCGGGTCGGGATTCAACTGAACAAAATCACCAGGGGCGTCTTTCTCTTTCGCGTAAACGAAATAGCCTTTGATTGTCATACGTCTGTTGCTCCAGACCACGTGATCGTGATAGTGCTGAAAGTTGAATCGACCAGCTCCACCAACGTCGGAGCAGTGGGGGGCGTCAAATCCGGGTCAGGGTCAGGCAGCGGGTCGGGCCGGAAGAACACCCAGCCGCCACCAGGAGCGCCATTTCCGCCGGACTGAAAGGCCGCCAACGAGCCCTTGCCGCCGTTACCGGCACCACCAGCGGGCGCACCGTGGCCGCCCATGACCTTCTGGTCAACGCCGCCCACATAGTCCTGCTCGTTGAACGTGAACGTGCCCGGGCCTCGGCCAACAGGTTTCGACAGAAATCCTTCAGTGGTACCCGCCGAGCCGCCCTCGGCGACAATGGAATACGTGTCACCCCCGGGCGTGGAGATAGACAACGTGGTGTTACCGCCGGCCGCGCCGTCACCCGGACCGCCCACGCCACCAGCGCCCGGGTCGAGGGTGATGATGGCGTTGTCGCCGAAATGTTCACCGCGCACCCATGTGGTGGCGTTGAACTTCCCGGGCTGGCCTGCCTGACCGTTGATGCCCAACGCCCAGCCCTGCGCGCCACCACCACCGCCACCGACCGCAACCGGGTCGATGTAGTTCACCCAGTTCGGCACCGGGAACACCGTGGCCGCGGTACCAAGATAGATTTTCATCGGGTCGTGGTGATCACCGCCGGAACCCGTATCCACAGCGATGCTCACCCACGGCACATCACCCGAACGAGTCACCGACGCTTTCGCGATAGAAGACGGTGGACTGTTCGGCGAGGTGTTGTTCCGTGTGGCGGCCAGCGAAACGATCTGCGACGTAGGATGGTTCGGCAAATCCGCCACGCGGCCACGCACATAATGCGTACCGCCAACCGGCACCAGCTCGTAGGCGTACGCCTCAGACGCCACCACCGAGATCGGGTCAGCCAACTCGTAGGAGATGAACTCCCCGGGCGCGGCCGTGCCACCCAAAAGCCCCACGATGTTCGGGGAATGATGCACCAAAGTCCAGTCGCCCGACGTCAAGTCGACCTTCCAGATGTTGACGTAGAACTCGGTGATCCCTGAGAGGCCGTAGCCGATCCACGACACCACGCCCAGGGGCATCGACTCTTCGATCAGGTCAACACCGATGAGTGAGTTGCTCTGCGTAGCTTCAAGCCACGTGGTGACGTTCGACAACGGGAAGTTGGACCGCTCAGAAGGCAACAACCCACTATCTACCGGCTTGTTCGTCCTGATGCCGAGAACATCCCACGAGAACAACCCCAAGCTGGCGCGCGACGCGATCTCCTGCAACACGTTGAACAGGTCCGCGATGCCCGCACCAACACCGGGAAGGCCTACCAGGCCGCCGACGATGCTGTTGACGATGTTCTCGATGGTTTCCCGAAGATTCTCCGGGCCAAGCATCCCCGCGATTGACTCCGGGGAGATGTTGCGCAACGCGTCGAACAGGTCCTCCAGCGTGTTCTCAACCGTCTGCACACCGCCGCGGATCGCCGACACCACCGTGTCAATCGTCAACTGAACACGCGCCAACAAGGTTTGCAAAATCTCCGGCAAGCCCTCAACCCACGACTGCTGAATAACACCGGTCTGCTTGACCTCGGCGTCATCCCACCAGAACGTGCCGCCAGTAGCGTCTTCCGTGACGACGAACCGGGTTTGCACGCCAGTCACCCCGGCGGGTACCCGATACTCCCCTGACAACTCCTTACCGGGCCACGCCAAGTTCGCGTCCTGGGGGGCGTACGCGTTCAAATCCACAGGGGCCTGTGCAACGCCGTCGATGTACGGCACCAGCTGCAACCGGATCGGCGCGCCGGTACCCACATAATCGTCGTGAGACACGAACACCCGGGCAGTGATTGTCTGCCCTTCGCTGACCGCGAAGAAATCGCCAACATTCTGCCCCGACCGCAGTGCCTTCAACGTGCCGTCGGCAATAACTTTCGCCGCGCCCGTACCATCACCGCTGCGAGAATGCGACGGGTCCACAACCCAATCCGCGTTCTCGCCCACCGACCCCTCAGGGAACTTCGGGGCAGGCAGAATGTTCGGCGTCTGATTCGAGATGCCACCGATAGGCAGGATCGTCAACAGACTGGGCAGCAGGTTCCGCAGCGGCGCAAGGATGATGTTCACCAACTGCGCCGCAGCCTGAATCGGGTTGAAGCTTGGGCTGTTGAAGTCGATCGACTGGAAGAAGTTGCGGATGTTGCCGAAAAACTGGGTCAGTTCCTCAATTCCGCCACCCACAAGGCCGGTGATCGCCTCGATGATGTCCCCGAGGATGGGGATGTTCAAGGCCCAGTCGCGCAGCTGGTCGAACGACGCTTCACCAGGGATGAACACCCCAGCGACCGCGCGCACCACCCACGCCAAAAACTGTTCAATGAACTGCTCACCAATCTCAAGCAGCTGCTGAACAGTGAACGGACGCTGCCACTGCAACGCCGACTGTTCCGGGTGAATACCCGGCTCAGACGGCACCGCATGCGCCCACTCCGGCAACGGATCAAACGATGACGTCATGACAGCGGAAGAACCTCAACCGAAAACATCGACGTGGAAGCGGAAGTCGTGTACGTCACCGAACCTGCTTGCCGTTCACACCGGAAATAGATCGTCGCCGGTGTACCGGCCGCCACACGGTCAAACCCATCCGATGAACCAGCCGCAGGTCCCGCCACCAGGATCAGCCGCTCCGATTGCGCCACACCGGGGCACCGGCCGATCACATTCCCGCCAGTCTCACCGTTCAACCGGGCCACCAGATCAACCCGCACATCCGCGCCCTCACCGGTGACCACCGTGTAGCCATGGACGCGTGGCCGCCAATCAAACGGCTGCGCCGGGATTGACACCTGAGCCAACGTCGAATTGGCATTACCCGACGCCGTATTGTTGATCGACGCCGGAACATACCGGTCCCCCACACGCTGCGCAGCTAACACGAACCCGTCAGCAGTCGAATTCACCACCGGGATCTGGCCCGCAACGGGAGACGGATCAACATCCGTCGGGTCCCACACAGCTTCACCGTCAGCACCCTTAGCGCCCGCATGCAACGCCAGGTTCAACCGGTACACGCCAGGCGTGGAAGTGGACGGCGGTGTGATCTCGGTGAACGACGCTTCCGCCGGGGTTGGGTCGTCCGGGTCCAGCTCCGTCAGGTTCACTGTCGTATCGAACGTGGCCGGCACACCCGGGTCGCCCTTCTCGATCGCGGGCACACCAACACCGATACCGCCCTGCGGACGCAACTGGAGGATCGCCGCGCCAGCAGTCGGATCGACAGGAATCTCCACGATCCCCTCAAACAAATAGTGAGTCCCAGCGGGGTTCAAAGGCCACGACATAAGGGCACGCTCCATTCACATTGGGCGAGTTACAGAAAGAAAGGACGACCGCTGCTTATCCCTGAGGTGACAGCGTGAGGACCGACAACGTTTCAAAAATCCCCGTGATGAACCGCTGATGCTTCGCCAACGGGGCCTCCGACTTGCGTCCATCCCCCATTTGCAGGAGAACCTTCCGCTCATCCTGGGTAACCCGCCACATCACATTCTCGATGTAGTCAGTCACCATTCGGGTACGTGACATGAACACCAGCGACATCAGGCCGCCGCGAAAAACGTCCCGACCCAACGCATACTGGGCACCGTTGCGGAACTGCACCGTCGCCGTCGTCTTGCCCTGCGAATCAAACAAGGCGTTGATGAATGCGAACACCGTTTCGATGTTGTACGGCGCTGATGCTGTCGGATAGAACCGCTCGATCGCCGGATGGTACGGGCCAACTTCGTCACGGCGGTCGTAATGCTGAATCAACTGGAAAGCCAGGAAGCTGTTGTTCAGGAACCCCGACAGCAGATCGGACGGTATGCCGGTGAATCCAACAACGATCATCAGCGAGTCGATCAGCCATGCGAAGGTGGCATTCATCAAGTCGTTCAACCACTTTGGGCTACGGCCACCAATAATGTGCTGCCAACCCTCAGGTGTGTGGTCAGTGATCGTGCACGCATCGATGCCGGTGTCCTCACCCGGCTCGGGGGCCACGAAATAGGCGTATGGCTGCTCGAAATCCACACCCAACGCGGGCGCATAAAACACGCCGTCCATGCCGGGAACCTGCTTGATGACAGGTTTGAAGATGTCCCCCAGCGACCCGCCAAGGTCAATCGTGGTGCGCAGCACCGAATCGAGCACGGTTTTCGTCGGACCAGTGATCTGCGACCGGTCCACTGTGGAAAACACGTAGGTAGGCTGGTCCAGGTTCGCCCACCTGTCAGGCTGCGGATCACCTGGAAGCCACAAATCCATGCGGGTATCCACACCGTACGACTGGGTAACGTCCTTGATGACGGCCTGAACGGTTTCCATCCGCACTGTGCGAGCCACCATCGGCGACGTGTCCAGCAGTGGATTGGTGCGTGACACATACACCGGGGTTCGCAGCATGCGGGTGAACGCCTGGACCGACAGCCCGTCACGCGACAGTGCTTGCAGAACGGTGCCGAACCATGCCCGGATATCCGGGTTTAACGACAGGCCGTTGTTGATGAACTCCAGCCACCCGGACTGCAACCGCAGAGCGCATTCTGCGACCATGTTCTCCACGACGGTTTGCAGCGCCCACACGAAGATCGCGTGCGAGAACGGCTGTGCCTGAATCGGCAGCCACCACGACGGCCAAATCACGTAGTAATTGAGGATGTCGCGGATACCGCGCAGTTCAGCGGTGCCGGTCCATGCGCTGTCGCGGTACTCGTAGGTGTGGTTCTTCGTGTAGAACGCATACCGCAAACCCGCGGTTTCGACGATGACACCGACCATCGTCTTTTTGCAGTCCATGAACAAAGGGATGAGAGGGCTGTTCCCTTTGAGGACGATCCGGCCGGTTTCAACATCGTTGCGCGGGTCAGCACCCGACGCCTCGATCAGGTCGCCACCGACAGCGCCCATCGGCTGCCAAAACTTGTCGCACACCGTGAACCGGAACGACGTGTCTACCTTCGATTTGCGTTCTGTCAACGCCCGCGCGGTTCGTGCGATCCTGTTGGGGTCGCCGGACTGGAGGGCGGATTGCCATGCGGCTGTTTCGCGTTCAAACTTCGACAACTGTCATCCCCTCCTTTCCTGGTTCACAGGCGCCACAAATTCACCCCTCACCGAGGTATCGGCCGGGGCTTGCCACTACAGGGGCTACATCGGGTAGCGGCGCAACGGAGTCCCCGAAAGAATCACCTTCGAATCCGCGTTACCACCAACAATTTCTGTCTTCACAAAGAACTGCTGCGCCGGCTCACCAGGCGACTTCGCCGGGATCGCCGCGTTCTCACTGAACCGCCCCGACAGGTACTTATAGAAATTGCCCTGCGGCGGAACAATCCCGAACAGCGACCCAATCTGGTCGGTGAATGCGTTCCGTTCCGAGAAAAACGACAACAACGACTTCACCGCCTGCTGGAAAATGTTCAACTCCTGCGGCGACGGCGGCACAGACGTCAAATCCTGCACAAGAGTCGTCTGTGAGCGCGGGTCGGTACGTAGGAACACAATCTGATTCGGCAGCAGCGGACCAAACTCCACATACTCATCCGAACCGGGACCGTCATACAACCGGAACGTGCCCGGACCGAACAGAGTGGCATCCCAATACATCGGCTGGTCACCAACATTGACCATCGGCACAAAACCTGATTGGGTGACATTCGCGTTGTCGCCGGCGGATATCTTCCGCACCGGGGCTGGTGTCGCCTGCGTGATCAACGCGCCACCGGCCTGCATACCAAACCCGATGCCCCGATAATCCGGCCCGAGTTCACTACCGGTGCCGGTTTCCTTGTGCGACAAGATCGGCAACCCGTTACGCAGCACCTTGAACATGCGGGGATTACCCTCATAACCCGCGACCAGGGTGAACTTTTCCCCGATCAGCGGAGCCACCAGCAAGGGGCGTTGAAACATTACTGTCTGCGAGAAGTTGTTGAACCTCGACAGTTTGATCCAGTTGCCCTGCACCCTCATGCGGATGCCGTTGCCGTCCCAGTCGCCGTTGCTGTCGCGGCCCATGCGTGCCCACAGGTCGTTCGCCCCACTATCAGGGAGGCTCCACTCCTGAAACCCACCGAGCACCATCGACACAACCTGGTTATCGGTGTCAGTGTCAAAGTCCTTGTACGGGCCGCACACCACTTCTCGGGTCCCGGTGGTCAGCGGATCGTCGGGGTCGTCCCGCCACCTGGCCTGGTCACCGTTGGAGTAGATGTATCCGCCGCCGTCACCTTCGTAGTACAGCGGCCAATCCGCGCCGAGGTCCTGCGAGCCCGTGGTGTCGTAGTTGAACGTGTCGGTCATCGACTCGTACTCGAACTGGAAACTCGCCGTGTAGTCGTAGGTACGCCAGAACCCAGAATCGGCCCGCAAACGGAGGCTTTCGCGTTGCCGCTTCCCGATCTCTAACGGTGCTTGCGGCGCGCCTTGGAACCACCGGACCGGCGCCCACCAATGACCCATGTCGTGGGTGAGGAAGTTCAGCGTCGATTCCTGCTTCGCGTCGATCGACGCGACCAGATCGCGGTAGACGCGGCGCGTCCACTTCGGCGACCGGCCACGGCATTCCACACCGACCTCGACTTCGATCGGGTCGTAGAGCGCATCAATGTTGGTGATGCCATCCTCGGTGGCGCCCTTTTGGTCGATGTGTTTCCACGGCGGGATCAACCCCTTGAGTGAGGTGAGGTGCACCATCTCGGGTGCTGTAACCCGGTCGGGGACCGCTAGCCCTCCCATCATGTGGAAAGTGATCGACTTGTCGTAGGCGTCGAGCCACATCATGGGCTTCTCGCCCTTGGCGAGGTGGTACCAGCCGTGCGGGGTTACATCCGTTGCGGGGTAATGCTTCTTAGCCATTTACCCTCCCGGCATGACGTACTGGTTTTGCAGGTGATACGCGATGTCGCGGCCTGTTCCGTCTTCGGTGGCGCGCTGGTTGTTGACCGTGATGTTCGTGTCGCCACCCTGGTTGACTTGGGTTTGGCCCTGGCCTGTGGCTTGCGGGTCGATGTCCTTGCGCTGCTGGGAAGCCTGCCCGGCAAGGTTCGGCAACGCCGGAGCCGCACCAGCCAAACCACCCGCGATGCGGGTGATCCAGTTGTTGTTCGCCAAATCCGAACCACCCGTAGGCAAGAACGTTTCCATCAACCCTTGGGCGCCGATCGCGGCGACCTGACCGCCGTACTCGATGGCACGGTTGATCAGCTTCACCCCAGTCTGCGCGGCCTGACCCGCACCCGGGGCCATCGCGTCCAGCGCCATACCACCGGCCTGCACCGCCATGCCAAGCGCACCACCACCGTCCATGCCGATACCACCGGAACCGGACCCGGCATACGGTGCGACGTTCGCCCCGATGTTGGTGGTGTTCGTCGGCCCGCCAGTGAACAGGCCTTGCGGTGCGCCAGCGGCCATCGGGCCGCCACCGCCGCCCGTGGTGGGCAGCGGGGCAGGATTCGTCGCCCACGCACCCGACGACACCGGAGCCGGCGGGTTATTCAACGCAGGGTTGGTGTTCTGCGGGCTGTACAACCCCGGCGCACCCGCCGCCGCCGCCGACCCGCCAGGGACCGACGTCACCGGCCGGTAATAATGCGACGTAAACGACGGATCATCCGCGCCCGTGCCGCCGATACCACGCCGCGCGGCAGCGGAGTCACTGCCCCAGTTGAATGGCGTTCCCCCGGGCAGGGTGGCTTGCATGTGGCTTGAGTTGAATCCGACCCGGAAATCACCCGGGCCGCCCATGCCCTTGACGAAGCCACGCGCAGTCAGCCACTCGTCCGCATTGTGGGTCGACATGCTGGCGCCGGTCGTCGGGCGGCCATCCATCAAGTTGACCAGATCCTCAACAGCGCTAGAACAATCAGCCAAACCCTGCGTCAGGTCGCCGCGTTGTTCTTGTGTGTATCGTCCGGCGGGAACGTTCGCCAGAAGCGCCGCGTCACCGGGATAGGCACCGATCGGCGTCATCGACACACCGGCCGCACCGGCCGACGGGTAGGAACCCCGGTCGTACTGGTTGTTCTGGTACTGCGGGCCGAACACTCCCTGCGCGCCGAGCACACCCATCAACCCGTGCCCGCCCTGGGTCGGGTTATAGGCCGAAATGGCCTGCAACTGCCCCAACAACGGCGCGGCGGCAAGGTTCGCCACGAACTTCGTGATGTTCTCCGCGATCCCCGCCAAACCCTTCGAGATACCGAAATCCTGATCAAGCTTGGCGCCGATCTGCCCCAAATCCTTGGCATGCTGATCGGTTTGCTTCGTCAACTTCTCGTACTGATTCGCCCGCGCATCCGACATGCGCATCTCGGCGGCCTGAAGGTCACGTTCCGCCTCGATCACATCGTTACGGGCCTTGAGCCGGTCCTCTTCAGTCGCCTCGGTGGACTGCTCCAACTGGGCCGCGCGGGCACGCTTCTCCGCCAGTTTGTGGCGGGCATCCAGATACGACGATTCAGCGGAGAACACGGCAGCGTCCTGCGGCATGCCAGGAATCCCCGGCGGCAACGTCGTGTCATACGGCACCACCGGTGCATCCGGCAACTTCGGGCCAGACGACGACGACCCGCCGGCACTACCCGCAGCGCCCGGAAACAAATCAGCCAACGGACCATCAGGACCCGCATCAGCAGCAGCACCACCACCACCACCACGGCGCCCGCGTCGGTCCTCCACGGAAACATCCAATGGAACCTGACCGGGAAGGTTACCGAACGGGGACGCTGGACCGTTCGAGTTCGTACCCACAAGCCCTGGAATCGGGATACCACCAACCGTTGGCGTGCCAGGCCCAGGCCCGCCGCCGAGCTGCGGCAACGGCGACGGTTGCGGATCAACCCCCGTGCCGCCCTGAATGTTGCGGTCCCACCACTCACGGGCACTGCGACCCAACTGATCCGGCGTGTTCGAATGATTCCAATTCTCCGCACCTGGAATCGCGTCCTGAATGGCCTGCTCAATCTCAGGGCCGTTCTGCGCGACCAGGAACGCCAACCACGCCGGGACCGCCACACGCGACAACGCAGCAGAAATTCCCTTAGCCGACTTATCGGCCGTCGCGGGAAGCCCCGCCAGGGTAGTGCTCACTGTTGAAAGGGATTGCGTCAACGCGGTAACACCAGCTATAGCCTTCCACGCCATAAACGCGGTCACTACATCACCAACGCTGATGCCTATCCGGTCCAGCATTTCGACCACACTCGACAGCGCATCCCACAGATCCTGCGCAGTCTCAACCGCACCCTCGAACGCATCCTTGATGTCGTCCTTGTGGGCAACGATCCACGCGTTCAAGTCATTCAGCTTGTCGGTCACGTTGTTGATCGACTTCGCAAGCGCCCCGGGACCCTCAGTAGTGTCCAGCGGGTCACCGAACAAAGCCGAAATGAAGTTCGCACCAACACGACCCACAGCGGCGTTCATGTTCGACAAGGCACCGTCAACGGTGTCGGCCAGCTTCTTCGACATGCCACCGAACTGGCCCTCAATCGCCTGCACAAGCATGCCGAACGAAATCGTGCCGTCCTGCGACATCTTCTGAATCTCGGCGCTCGTCAGGCCGAACTCTTTCTGCAACGCCGCCTGAACATTGATGCCACGCTCATTGAGCTGCAACATCTCCTCGGCCTGCAGCTTGCCCTTGTTGAACACCTGGTTGAAGATGACGGCCAGGTCGCCGAACTTCTGCCCTGACGCCCCCGCCGCGTCCGCGATCGCCGTCAACGCCGCCTGCAACGGGCGGCCCTGCTTCACCCCACCAGCAAGGAACTGAGTAGCCGCTTTCGCCGCCTCGTCCAACGCAATCGGAGTGCCAACGACGACCTCGTTGATATCCGACATGATCGTCTTGACCTGCTCGGCGCTGTTCCCCATCGCGGAAAGACGGTGCGACGTCGCATCAAGAGACTTGTACCTGTCGAAACCCTTGAACAGGGCAACACCGGCTGCTCCGATGATGCCTGTCGCGGCCGCGGTGAACGCGGTGCCCAACGCGCGGCCAGCCAACGCGCCAGCCTTCGACGCAGCACCCTCATACCCCGACAGGGCAGACGAAAACCGTCCCGCCACAGGCAACGACGACGCCAAAGACGAACCAAACGACGACCCAAACCCCCGGCCCGCCGACACACCATGCGACGAAAAACCATCCACAATGCGAGAACCGGCCTGACGCGTCGCACGATCAACCTCACGCGACAACTGCTCACCAGCGTTACGGCCCGCAGCAGCAGCTTCCTTGGTGACGTTCTCGCCGATCGCGCGGCCAGCAGCCGAACCGCCACGCGCCCCAGCCGCCTCCATCTCACGCTCAATGTTCTTCGCCGCCACCGCAGCAGCACGCTCATCAAGACGAGAAATAATGTCCACATAGATCGGCATCAGACACTCACCTCCCGTCACCAGCCGAACAGATCGGCCTCAACCTCACGCTGCAACTCGTGCGCCTCAACCGACGCTCTCGCTTTCTCCAACCGATCAACCGGATCCTCAAAAGCGAACGGCTCATACGCCGCTTTACGGCTTCTCGATGCATGGAATGACGCCCTGAACCGGGCGATCTCGTTGTACGTTTCCGCCGCAATCAACTCCGACTCAGACCAGCGGCCCCCGCGAACAGCCCGCGCCACCGCGCCATTGACCGGCGCGAAATCCACATACAACTCCCGAACGCGTTCTTCAGCGTTGTCCACGAACCGCACCCCGAACAGGTCCAGCAACTCCAAACTGGACAACCTGCCCTGATGCCAATCGGCGACGCTCAGCCCGAAAAACCGCCGCAGATCACTCGCTATCTGTCTCGGGTACAGTCTCCAGAACCACTGAGCTTCCATCACTTTTCGAGTCGGACTCAGCTCGTTCCGCGATCGTGAAGCCCTGCTCGGTCCACGCCCGCCACACATCCCGGGCACCAGCAGGACGACCGTTGATCTGCTTCGACCGCAACACCTCGTAGGAGTCCATGCCCAACACGACCTGAACGATCCGCACCTCACGCGGCGGCGACACACGCTTACCGTCCTTGAAATACGGCGGCCCCTTGACCGCGCCGGGACGGGTCTCCGCCGGCAGGACCATCTCGTTGCCGTCGCGGTCCTTCACGGTCTGCTCAGGGATGTACAGGTCAGGCTCCCGGTCATAGGTTTCGATCTCTTCGAGGTACGCCTCGTACGCTTCCAGCGCATCGTCGTCGAGCATCCGAAGGTTCGGGTGCGGGGGGATCGTCATGGTGCTGCCGTCATCGAAGCGCAGAACACGATCGGCGAACGGCGAATCGAACTCGGTGGCCTGTTCACGCGCGGCGGCACCATTGTTCTCGGGTTTCTTCACAGACATCAGGGGCTTCCTTCAAAAAGGGGTTGATACAGGGGCGGTGGGCTGGCTTTGTGTGGTGCCTGCCGGGTGGGTGCCAGCCCCAAACCAACCCACCCGGCAGGACGACTTACCGGCTAGCTGCCGTCCGAATACTGCGCAGCCCAACCCGGGCCGCCCATCCACACATAGAAGTAGCCGGGAACCAGAGCGATCGTCCCCGCCGGGTCGGGCCGCATGAAGTACTCATTCGGCAACACCTTGTACGTCAGGTCAGCCGCGTCCGGGTCGGTCTTGGAACGCTGCTTCGACGCCTGGTCGTCCAGCTTCACCGCCGGGTAACCCTCAGCGCGGTAAATGAACCCGCCCGAGGTGCGGCGCGCGTACAGCAGCAGCAGCTGGTACTCCGCCGAATCCGCGTCCAGCAGCGGACCCTCACCGTAGTCAGGGGTACCCGGAAGAGCCACCAGCGGATTACCGGCGTTGTCACACAACGGCAACTCCGACTCCAGCCGGTGAATCAGAGGATCAGCCGTACCGAGCGCCACGAACCGCACCGAGTACGACTTTTCCGTCACCTCAGAATCGACCGGGAACTTCGACTGCAACACCATCAGATCGTCAGAGGTGACGTCCGGTTCACGTTCCGCGCCACCATCCTCGGGGTTGCAGCCGATGTGCCACCAGCCCTCATTCGGATCGGTGTTGTACTCGTACTTGCCGTTCACCTTCCGGCGGATGAACAGGTCGTCGCGAAGCTTCCCGTCCTGCGCAAACGGCGACCACTTCACCGTCACGCAATCATCCTCGAACGGCGACATGTCCGTCGCGGCACCGCGGTTGTCGCGGATGAAAACCGCCTGCAGGCCGCCACGCTCGATGAACGGCTTGTGAATGTCAGTGAATCCGCCGGCGCTCCAGTCGGTGCCGGTCAATGGCTGCGTCATAGGGACGCTCCTCTCATTTGGATAAGGGACCGGATTGCGAAAATTTCCGGCGAACAAAAAGGGACCCGGCACTATCCGCCAGGCCCCTTGTCAGGGCTGAAACCTTCAACTAGATGTACTGAACACCGATCTCGTAGCGGCCCACATGCCGCACCAAGTGGCCGTCGTCGTCATACTCGACAAGGACCGGTTTCATCAGCACACGCGCATAGTCGATACGCGCAACAACACCACCGCCGACCGGTATCTCCGTCAGCGGGTTAACGACGAGCTCCAGCATTCGTTGGTGCGTCAACTCGGCCTCATTCTCGGCGGCCTCATCAGACGCCGCGAACGTATGCACCGACACGACAGCCACATCGCTGCCTTCCTCGGGAACATCACGCCCATCGACACGACGCACCACACGGTGCGGCAACGGATCACCCGACAAACGGCGAGTGGAAACCTTCCCCAAAGGGGACAGCCACGCCACCAGTACACGGTGGATACTCGGCGCTGAATCAGTCGCCATACGCGTTGCCGCCGAACTGTTTAGCTGTCTTCTGGGCAGGCGCGTACTCGTCGTTGTGCGCCGACCCGAACTCCACGAGATGCGCTTGCGGATCAGTCGCGCCGACCTTCCCGCGACCCTTGTTCGTGGACCGTTCCGTCACCTGAACAGAATCACGGTAAGCGCCGGTGCCCACGGGAGAATTGTTCTTCCACGCGGCAACAACCTCGTCCATGAACTCGTTGACGCCCTGATTCACCTCAGGCAGTTTGTCGAAATCGTCCAGCCGCACACCGAACTTCGCCAAAGGGTTCTTCCTCGTTGGACCGTTAGCCACGATTCATCACACCTTCCGAAGTTCTGCCACCAAACCCGGCGCCCAACCGTGAAAACCCATGTTCCAGTCACGAACCGCAACCACATCGAACACATCCGGCCCGTACCCCACACGGTCTTTCACCTTCACCGGTGAACCGGGCGGCAAGTACAGGTCAACATCGATCGTTTCGGTCTCCACAATCGAATACGTCCCCACCACCTGCACATGCGGGGCAAGTTGGATCACTGGAACAGACACCCCAGAACCGAACTGGGGAACCGTGTTACCCAAACCATCCGACGAGTCACCGACGTGCGGATAGTGCGTCACCGTGTACGCGGTTGGAAACGTCATAGCCGGTGAATCGTGATCGTAGGTGCAGGGTTGGCGAACCGTTTCGCATCTTCCAACTCGTCCCGGGTGAACACTGCCGTCCCGGACACCCACTCTGCGTTCCGCTGGGTGAACGGCCCTGCCGTCAGCGATACCGCCTGCGATGAAACCGAACCCGGCGTCACCGTAAGGTGACGTGCAGCGACCGCAGCCACGAACTCTGTTACAGAGTCGGGCACACCTCCGCCAACATATTCGACGATCACCACTGTGCCGGTAACGAGTGAACACCCATTTCGGGTGACATCCACATAGTTACCGTCTTGGTTGAAGTCGACTTCTTCTCCACCGGTAAGCGTGACTGCTTCGACTTCATCCACCACGCCAGGCAGCCACACGCGCCCATTGACGACCTGCGCCCGCGCCCGAGTGGCCCCGGTGGTGAACACCCGCCCGGTGACGCGCTGGAAGGTGTCACTGACACGGCCCAGCACGCCATCCACACGGGAAGACTGCTCCGGTGTTAGCGCTGCGGCGCTCGGCAATCCGAGCGCCGCAGCAACGTCATCGGCGGTAGCAAGCAACATCGCTGTGGCTAGCTGCCCGTCTTATTGAAGACGACCACACCAGTCGGGCGAACAACCTTGCCGCCGTACACGTGCAGAGCGCGGATACGGTCAGAGAAGCTGTCCTGGTCGCGCAGCGCCTCGACGGTGTCGATCTGCGACACATACGCAGCAGCCGACGGATGGAACGCGACGAACTGCTCATCGTCAGTGTCCCGCAGGTTGTTCGACTCCACGATCCGGGCACCCAGCAGGTTCCCGATGGTGCCCGCGCGCAGACCAGCAGCGTCGCCGGAGGTGTCCGCGCTGGTCAGCTTCGACCCGGACGACCGCAGCCAGTACGCCATCTCCGCGTTCACGACAACGACACGCCCCACGTTCGGGACGTTCGCCTTCGTCAGCTCCTTGAGCGCCTTGGCGATCAGGTCGAACGCATCATCAGCATCCGTAGGCGCCGAACCGGTAAGCGCGGTCCCGTTGTCCACCAGCATGTCAGCGATGAACTTGTCGGTATCAATTGCCAGGGCCGTGGCACCAGCACGGGTGTACGCCTCCAGCGAACCCGCAACCTGAACACGGTCGATGTCATCGACCAAGAAGTCGATCGACTTTTCCTGATCGATGAGCAGATCGACGCCGGTGTCGGAAATCGCGTCCGCCGAGGTCTGCCGGCCAGCGGCCTTGTAGTCCTTGACGGTAGGTGACACCACGCCGGCGATGTGGACCACGTTGCCCTTGTTTGCGATGCCTTCGTACTCGCGGTTGACGAGGTTGGCGAAAACGGTCTGGGCGGCCCACTCCTCCAGGAGCATGTCCGACCAGAGTTCTGGAATGAAGTTGTTGAAAGCCATTTTTGGCTCCCTTCTGTGTTAGTGGAGTTCTCCACGTAGATAGCTGTCAAGTCGGCCCTCTTCGCGCGCCTTCTTGCGCTCGGCAGGCGGCAGCGCCGCGTACTCAGCCGGGGTGAGAGGCTTCGGGCCTTCAACCTTCTTGTCTGATGTGACTTCCGACGTCGGCACGGCCGACGATGCCGTTTTGGCCTTCAGCGCTTCTTCGATCCGCTTGTTGACGAATTCGTTCCACCTGTCGGCGGATTCGCGCATCTCTTCCTCGGTATCGCCATGAATGAACTCCGGGTCGACTTTCGTTTCGCGCGCCACATTGCTGCGGATGCGTTCACGCTCAGCCGTCTCGAACTTTCGTTCCAGTTCTTCGATCCGGGACAGCGGGTCGTCGCCGATCTTTTCCTGCGACTCGCGCCACTTCTTGGCGTCCGCGAAGTTCTCCTTGGCTTGCGCCTCGTTCTTGCGGGCCATTTTCTTCCAGAACTCGACCGTCTCGGTTGGTTTCGGAGCTTGCGTGGGCTCCTCAACCGTGGCGGTTGCGTCCTGGTCGCCTGCCGGTTCCACTGGCTCCGTTACGGCGCTGTGTTCCGACGTTTCTGCTGTCACATCATCAGACATGAGGGTTTGTTTCCTTTGCGGATGGGTTTTCTTTGTGACATGCCCGTTACGGGCCATGTGTGCGTTATCCAGACCGCCGGGGGTCAGCGCTGGATGCTTCTGGGGCCTGAGAACTTCTGGTCACGCCATGCGAGGACGGGTCCAACCTCGCCGTGCTCCCGAGTGACGATCAACTTTCGGTAGTCAACGGCGCGTCCGCCGCGATCCGCGATACTCGCGAACGCCTTCACCTGGTCATGCGTCTCGTTGAGAAGCTCCGTGCTGATCGTGTCGAAGTCCATCCCCGGCGGGATCACGTCAATATCGCAATCACAGCCCGGATGAATGGGCATCAACGAGTTTTTGCGGTACCGCATGGTTGATGCGATGACGCACAGCGCGCAGTTCTCGTTGCCGGTCAAGACGCGGCGGTAGAACTGGACGCCGCTGCGGGCGAACGACGCCCTAGCCTGGTGCGTCTTTGCAAGTTGCAGGTCGGTGCCCGCCAGGTTCTCGATACGACGCTGACCGGCCCGGAGTGCCGCTGCGACGCTCTTACCTTCCGACAGTGCCGTACGTGCTGTGATCACAGGTCGCGCGTACACATTCTCCGACGGCACACCGCGAATCTTGGAGACCTCGACGGCCTGCACCGGTGACTGCTGGGTGACTTCTGCGATGTAAACCGAAGTCATGGCAGCCATCGACTCTTGGGCCGCTTGGACAACCGGTGCCACCGAAGATGTCAGCTCTTGCAGTCCACTGTCAGACAGCGTTACCGATGTCCACGCTGCGGACACATATTCGAGCAGTCTGCGCCTCAGTTCAGCGGTCGCAGCCGCATACTCAGCGTGATCCATCTTCCTGGGGACGCTGCACCGGATTGCCGGCGAACAGGGTTATCTGCTCACGCGCCCTATCAAGATCGTCCTGCTTGATCTGATCGGCGTTGTAGTTCAGGATGTTCCGCCGGATAGACGCCCACGACTCGCCGGCCGCCTTAGCCAGAGATGCTGCGGAATACTTCTCCCCCAGCGTCACACGGTCAGGCGACTCAAACGACACATCAACGGTGTCCTCAACCGATTCGCCCTCAATCTGCAACGCCTTAACCAAGATGGCCTCCAGGCCGATCTTCGCTATCGACAACCGATCCTCACACTTGAACAGGAAGCCCTTCTCAATGTTGTGCGCACCCTCAGCTGACTGGTTCGCGCTGTCCGGCATCAGCATCGGCAGCGGAGTCTTGGTCGCCGACGACAGCTGTCGAATATGCTCCTTGATCGCCGACAACATCGGAGTGAAGTCGTTCGCCTGGGACTCCCAGATATCAACCCCAGGTGGCAACTCCCACAACGCTCCCGGCGCGGCCTCAAAGATCGAGGCGTAGTCGATCGCGTTGCCGTTCTCATCGACCTTCGGCAACCCATGCTCCGTCGACTTCAACGCCCGCTGCCGGAAAGCCTGAATCGCCATCGTGGACAACAACTGAAGCTCAGCCCGGTTGATCCGGTTGATGATGTCAATGTGAGGCTCCACCTCGCCCATGCCATCAGGGTTCTGGTACACCACCACCGGCGGCGGCGAACCGGTCACTACAGCATCGCCAACCGGAACCCACGAGTCTGAGATTCGCGTCACCAGCCTGCGCCGGGACGATGACTGCACAAAGCACGGACGGGCGAACTTCTGCCACCCGTCACCCGACCACACAATCGCAAAATCCGACTCGGCATCGAGGTCCCGCCACCACCGCATAGCGGCCCTGATCCGCCACGGCTGCAGCGGGTCAACGCTGACAACCATCGTCTCAGGAGAGTCAGCTGTGATCGTCGCCGTACCGTCATCACGACGCCAGCACGTCAAATACGACTCGCCGAAGTCCAGCCCATACTTGACCCACTGCTTACACACGGAATCCATGCGGTTATCCCGCCAAATGCGCCGGGCACGTAACGCCAAATCACTATCGGCGGAACCACCAACCGTGATGCCATTCGGGATGATTCGGTCAGCAACAGAGTCACGCACCATCAGACCCCAGTTGGTGCGCGCCTCACGCTGAAACGAACGCCACGCCGCAGATGTGTTCCTCGTCAACTCGGGCAGCGGAGCATCCCCATTGGAGTAACGCGCCAACAAACGCACCCGCGACATTCCGTCGTCGATACGCTTCGTCAATACCGGGAGCCATTCCGCTGGCGTTGAAGCAGTCAACAGCTGACCCCCTCTCTGTCTCTATGTCGACTAGTAGATCCGTCTAGGCGCAAACACTTTCGGGCGCGGACGCGCACCATCACGACGCGCATCAACACACGCCTCCCACGACAACATCCCCGCCATCGCAGCATCAAACTTGTCGGCCAAACGGCCATCCTGCTTCTGCATAACCCACAGAGGCTGGCCCGTATCGTCCACCAGCTTCAGCTCACGCCGACCCGCATGACCCATATGCTCAACAAACTTCGGCCGCCACACATTGGCAGCCAGCGCCGCGTCACCAGTCGCCAATGCATCGGCATAACCCTGCGTCGCAGCAGCCACACGCCTCAAACTGCCGCCGCCGCCAACAGCCCACTCCACAACCCGATCCGGGAAACGGCCCGCCCACGCGGCGATCGTCGAATCCCAGCCCCACGGATCGCAGTACATGCGCCACACCTCAAACCGCGACATCATGTCCACAACGAGCGCTGTCACCTCATGCTCAGGGACTTCCCACTCTTCGACGTTCTCGGGCCGCTCCCAACAGCCCAACAACATCTGGCGTCCCGTCGCAATCTCAGTGACCACGACAGCCGTCGCATCTCTCCACCGCGACCCGTCAAACCCAGCGGTGACGAACGCTCCATCTGGGACCGTCTCATCACACTGCACCAGGCGTGTCATATCGAACGCCTGCGAGCCCGACTTACGCCACCGATTCAGATAGACCCGCTCCCAGTAAGCGCGGTCAATACCAGTACGGTCGTAGTCCTTCGCGATCCGCTCAAACTGACCAGGACCCCACTCCCCAATAGGACCGGTAGCATCCGCGACAGCAGCAACACGCTTCTCCACCGTCGACAAATCATCATGCTCATCGCCAGCCCAACGGCGGAAGAAGAACAGCGACGGGTCCTGCCGCTCGCCCCTGGCGATAGACTCCGCCTCGGCAAGCACATCCTCTTCAATGCTGCCCTGCCCCGGCTGCCCAGCCGTAGACGTGTACAACGTCCACGGGTCCTCCATCGGCCGCTTCGGCATGTTCTGCAACATCGTCTCGTGCGCATCACGATGCCTCGGCATAAACAACCGGTGCGGCTCATCGAAATGCTGAAACGTCGTCCGCGCGCCATCGCGAGACCCCGGAGCATTCGACACAGCAACAGCGAACCCATCCTCACCACCCGAAGGTGACAACCGGACGATCCGCTCCTTGCTGATATCAAACAGATCAGCATCGGGGCCGTTCTCCAGGATGTACTTCAGCACACCGAACGCAAGCTCTGACACCTGTTCCTCGGTGACCGCCATCATCGGAATCACCGGCGACCGCACCGGCCGCCCCACCGGATTGCCGGCAGAATCGAACCCGTCACACCGAACCGGCGCCTCCGGGTGCAGCTCCACACCGCAAATCCACGCCGCGAACTCGGTCTTGGCTACGCCCTTCCTGAGTTCGACACCAGCCCGTTCGAACCGCCGACGGCCAGCCAAACGGTGCCCACGCGGATACAGCTCGTACAGCCGATACACCAGCGCGCGCTTCTCATCATCGAGACGTGCGGCCTGCCCCGACAGTGAGCCAGGGCCGAACACCATCCGATCTTCAATGAAGTCACAAACCTGGGGACCTAACGTAGGAAACGTTAAATCCACAGGAGGGACTTGCAAGACAGCCATAAGGCCGTCAGGTCACAAGCTTCAAACGAGGATCGTCACCAGGCTCCGGTGGGCACACCGGCGCAGCCTCAGACTTCCGCCGCTTCGACCCCTTAGCCTTCGAATCCTCGGTGGCCTCAATCTGCCATTCCAGTCTGCGACGGGCCAGCGGATTCGTCCCGTAATCAGTGTCGGCCTTCTCCAACCGAACCTGAGCCTCCGCCCGCGCCTTCGCGTTATCGGCAGTCCAAAAATCGTTATAGAGCATCGCCACACGGAACAACCCGTTGATATCCGAGTCTGTGTACTCCGGGGCCATCGGCGACGCCCAAATGTCATTCCACCAGCGCACCGTCAACGGATGCCACGCAACACCATCCGGCAGGTCTGGCGCCACCACATCATGATCCGCAGACAACGTAGCCCGCGTCGCAGACTTATTGCGACGAGCACGCACAGAAGGATCTTTAGGTACAGGTGGCATGACTTCCTCCCATTTCGGGAATCAACAAGTGTGGCGAAAACCGCAGGTCAGACCCCATTTCGGGGAAACCGCGAAACCCCCGGGTTCCGTACAGACCAAAATCTGCA